CCGCGAAGTACGGCCTGCCCTACTTCCAGAACTTCATCAACTCCGAGCTCGACCCGGGCATGATCCGCTCGATGTGCTGCCGCCTCCAGCTCGACCTGCGCGAGCTCCTGAAGCGGGGCAACGGTTTGTTCGGCTCGGCCGAGCTCACGGGCTCCATAGGCGTCGTCACCGTGAACGCCGCGAGACTCGGATACATGTGGGCGGGGGACGAAGATGCGCTCTACGAAAGGCTCGACCACCTCATGGACCTCGCCTCGTCCACTCTTGAGAAGAAGAGGATCAAGATCGCCGAGCTCATGGAGCGGGGCCTCTTCCCTTACAGCAAGCGCTACTTGGGAGGACTTGGCAACCACTTCTCCACGATCGGCGTCAACGGCGTCAACGAAGCCATCCGCAACTTCACCCACGACAAGGAGGACATCACCACCGAGTGGGGTCACGCCTTTGCGAAGAGGCTTCTCGCGCACATGAGAGAGCGCCTCGTGCAGTATCAAGAGAAGACGGGCAACCTCTACAATCTGGAGGCGACACCTGCGGAAGGAACGACGTATAGGTTCGCTAAGGAAGACAGGAAGCGATTCTCCAACATCATCCAAGCCGGTACGGACAAGAACCCCTACTACACGAACTCCTCGCAGCTACCTGTATCGCACACGCAAGACGCTTTTCAGGCGCTGGAAGAGCAGGCAGACCTGCAGTCCATGTACACAGGCGGAACTGTCTTGCACCTGTATATGAACGAGAAGATCTCGTCAGGTGAGGTGTGCGCCAAGCTCGTCAAGAGGGCGCTCACCAACTTCCACCTTCCTTATATCACGATCACCCCGACGTTCTCGATCTGTCCCAACCACGGCTACCTCGCCGGGGAGCATTTCGTGTGCGACAAGTGCGGTGAGGCATGCGAGGTGTGGACGAGGGTCATGGGGTACTTCAGGCCTGTGCAGTCGTTTAACATCGGGAAGAAAGGTGAGTACGCTGAGCGGACGTGCTTCACGGAGAAGGAGAGCGTGAAGGCTTGAGCGAAAGCAATGACCTTCAAGTGGCCGGGCTGGTGCCGCTGTCGTCGGTGGACTGGCCCGGCCGGCTCGTAGCCACAGTGTTCTGCCAGGGTTGTCCGCTCAGGTGTCCGTACTGCCAGAACTCGGCCATCCTCGACAATCGCACGCCGGGGGTCATCGCCTGGTCGGAAGTCGAGGGTTTCCTCAAGCGGCGCGTCGGGCTGCTCGACGGCGTCGTCTTCACAGGTGGAGAGGCACTGCGCCAGGAGGCGGTCATCCCGGCCGCCGAGTCCGCAGCGGATCTCGGTTTCGGGATCGGCGTCCACACATCCGGGATGTTTCCTGACCGACTGGAGCGCATGATGCACGTCGTTGACTGGGTCGGGCTCGACGTGAAAGCACGACCCGAGGACTACAAGAAAGCCGTCGGTGTGCGAGGCGACAAGGTGTGGAAGACCCTCGATCTCGTTTTGGAGTCCAGAGTTGACTACGAAGTTCGCACAACTGTCTACCCCGAGTCGCTCATCGACTACAACTTCGAGGATCTCGTGTCTCAGCTGAAGCTGGCCGGTGTGCGCACCTTCGCCTTGCAGGAGGCTCGCACAGAGGGTACGCCGGTGGCATTCCAGCTGATGGCCGCTTCGTGGGACAGGAAGCGCTGGGAAAAACGCCGACGGGAGCTCGTCGAATGCGTGCAGGCCGCCGGTTTCGACCGTTATGTTCTCAGGCTCACATAAGTGACCGACGACACAGCCGGACGGCTTGACGGGGTCGGCTCCTCTCGGTACCATGGAGACATGGAGAAAGAAAGGAGCCGACCCCATGACACAGACAACGACACTCAACGAGACGCAACTCATTTTGTTCGTCCTCTTCATCGGCGCCATTGCACACCTCGTCGCCTATCAAATCTGGGCAACAAGAGGAGACCGAGGGGTTGAGAACTACGACACGCGCATCAGGCCCTTCATGTGGACGGTCTGGGCATGGCCATTCCATTACGGGGTGTTCGCCTGTCTGCTGATCGACTACCTGTGGGGCAACAAAGCGAAGGAAAGGAAGTACTATGAATATCTGGGTCGTTATTATGCTTCTGGCATGGGCGGTGGCTATAACCCTGCTGGATTGGCAGCTTCGCAAATCGGCGAAGAGGCTGAACGAGGCGATACAGGAAGCGAGGCGCATTACTATTACCACCCGGCCTCCCGGTCATTCGTCGACGGCGGGTACTGGGGCTACGCACAGCAGTACCACGGACTCTGAGAGCAGGGACAGTAAATGACGACGCTGTTGGCTATCGACCCCTGCGGGGTCGGGGGGACGACCGGCATCGTCCTCCTCAACTATGAGGGGGACAAGCCGGCCAGACTCTTCAACTCGTGGAACCCCGGAACCGAGGAGACCTACGACTGGTTCTACAAGAGAATGTTCGACCGCATGATACAGCCGGATGTTGTGGTGTGCGAGAAGTATGTAAACCGCAACATCCCCGGAGCCGACATCAACCCGGTTCGCGTCGAGGGCGCTGTCAACGTTTTCGGCCGGTTCCTTGGAAAAGAGATTGTGTGGCGCACACCACAACAGCGGCTGTTCGTCCGCGATGAGAACCTCCGCAAGCTCGGCTTCCTATTCGAGAAGGTTGAGGACCACCATCACGACAGGCGGGAGGCCGCACGGCATGCCATCGCCTATCTGGTCGAGCGCGAGCATCATAAACCCACGTACGAGAGAGGATGGAAATGAAGATAGGATCGCTTTTCACAGGCATAGGCGGATTGGAGCTCGGGGTATGCGACACAGTGACATCCATCGCTCCGTACGGCAACGATATCGAGTGGATAGCAGAGACCAATGGGAATGCGCTGAAAATACTTGATCATTCAACTATGTTTCACGGGGTGCCCAATCTCGGCGATGTGGCGAAAATCGATTGGTCCGCGGTACCCGACGTAGACTGCATTACCGGAGGGATGCCTTGTCAGGACTTCTCATACCTCGGATCCCGTAAAGGGCTGGAGGGCGAGAAGAGCTCTCTGCTCTACGCGTTCATCGAAGCCGTGAAGGCGAAGAAGCCGGATTACGTCTTGTGGGAGAACGTCGCAGGGGCTCTCACGAAGGGCGCATATGACGTGCTCTTGGACGCGTTGAACGAAGCTGACTACTCGACAAGCTCTGTGATACTCCCTGCGAGCCGCCTCGGCATGCCGCACAAGAGAAGCAGGCTCTTTGTCTTCGCCGAACGTACAGAGAAATGGGCTGTCCCTTTCAACGCACAGCTAGTCGAAGTTAGGCCTGACACACGGCTACGCTGTCTGCCGACCCCCAATCGGTCCCGTATGGACGGCAGGAAAAGCCCCGGGTATTCCAAGCGCCCATCCTTCTACGACCTCAAGTATTGGAGTGAAGATGAAGTGAGGGCTTCCTACGGGGCGGCCATCGAGCGCTGGGAGGAAACACTCGGTCGCGGGGCCCCTCCACTTGCGAAGCCTAAGGGGACTCTCAACGTAGAGTTCATCGAGTGGATGATGGGCTTCCCGAAAGGGTGGGTGACCGACGCGGACGATGTGTCGCGCACAGCGCAGTTGGCGGCCCTCGGAAACGCGTGCACGCCCCAACAGGCCTCCGAAGCCTTTTACTACGGGCTCCTGCAATCGACAAGAGAAAGGACCAATTGATGATCAAGAAATGGAACACCGCACGGTGGATCAGGAAATACTGCTACGACAACGAGGCACTGCACGTCGAAGACTGCTTCGAGCTGGCTGTGCGCCTAGGAAAGGCCGGCATCGGCTCGGTCTTCGAGTGGGATGCGGATAACCCGTTCTCATCCCACCCCTGGAACGGCCAGGGTAACGGCTCGCACAGGTTCATCGACGTGCTGTTCAACATCATAGGGCCGAGTTGGCTGTACACGCCGAACACAGACATCCACCGGTGGTGGAGACGCTATAAGGCAGGTGAGTAGGAAGAAGCCCCCGCATTGCGCGGGGGCTTCTTCTATGCTTCTTAGGGGTGCGTTAGCCGAGCGCTACCCAGCTGACGTGAACGTTCGTATCAACTGGCCACGGCCAGTTACAGGCGGCTGATACCCCGAACTGCTTCTTATCTACCGGAAAAGCGATGATGTTATGCGTGATCGCATCCGTCACCTGGCAGAGAAGCGAACGCGGGATGCGATCGAGCTCTTCCGGGAAGGGAACGGTGAACGATTTGTGCTTGTACTGCTCCCACCTTTGATAACCGGTCTCGAACACGCCGGCGGCGAGAACGGCCATCTGAGCGCTGAAATAGGTGAACCCCGATCCGTCGTGCTGAAGTTGGATACGGTCATTCAGGATATTGAAGATGATAGGCTCGTCGGCCGTGCCCTCCACGCCCTGGCGCTTCAGCTCGTCCACCTTGTTCTGTGCGTCCCATCGCGTCTTCACCGGGTAGATGACCTGCTTGCGCAGCTTGCCGACGACGTTGGACACAGAAGCCGATATCATGTTGAACAAACCCTGTAATGGTTTGACCGGGTCCGTCCCCTCGATATGCGCGATCCCGTTACTGTCCGTTATAGCCATGTTTCCTCTCCTTACGCGTTAGGCTGATTAGACTCCATCACTAGTATAGTGCCGTAGAAATAATTGTAGAGCTCTTTATGCGGGTTGCTCGTCAACCGGTTTTCCCCGATAAGACGGAAGACCACTTGCGTGACGCGAGGCATCGTAATGTTGAAGAACGAATAAAGGTCGTAGAAACCCGGGTTGATCTCGCCGTTGAACATTCCCGGCAGCTGCGAGACGTAGTTTTCTTCGAACCTCGTCTGCGTTCCACCCACTGGGGTCCAAGCAACTCGAACGATAAGCTGCATCTTCGAACGGAAAGCGTCGGTTGCGTTCATGTTCACATAACGCCCACTGCCAAAGAAGAAAAAATTCAGGTAACCCTTTCCGTTCTCCGGATAGTTAATTATGCTCTCTGACAGCAAGACCTCGTTCGTGTTGGGCCCTAGCTGACGCAAATCGCCCGTGAGGGATCGGAACGACAACTTGTTGTTGGTGTTGTCAAGGTTCGACATCAGCCCGTTCAGCGAGTTGCGCACACCCCCGATCCCCAAGTTATTGAGACCTGAGTTGATGGACGATATTTCGTCCTGCACCCACGTACCCCACGTGTCGCCGGCGCCTAGGTTCTTGTTGGGTATCATTCCGGCTTGTACTCCTTGTGCGGTTGGTTGAACTGGAACACGTTGTAGATCGTCTTCGGGATCTTCGCCTCGTAGTCGGCCAGCGAAACACCCGTATCTATCTTATTGGAGAACTCGTCGCAGGTTATTCGCGATGTAGCGGTCACAGTGATTTCCTGATTGTTCATATCGACGTGCGTCGTCATGAACCGGTCCCCGCCGTAATCGAAGGCCGACCCGGACGTGAGGAACAAGTCATTCCCAGTCGTTGACGGCGTACGCGACTCCAGGTTTGGCGACGTGAGTGTGATCGTCGGGATTGACCCTGATTTCTCCCACACAGCCCGGAGGCTGTTGTCGATCGCCAGAGACGGGGTATTGATCAATGGATTGTTGATCTGCTCCTCGTCGCTACCCAGTGTGGACGAGCCCGTGTGCGTCACGTACGTGTCCTCCTGGCCCATAACCAGCCCGGTTCCTCGAAAACGTAGCGAGTTGTAGTAGTTGGACGGCCCCGAGGAAGCTGCGATGCGGAACGGCGAGTAGTCGGACGTCACCATTCCGCGCACAGTCACGATGATCTGGTTGTGGTTCTTCGGGTCGAGACGCACAGACAGGCTGCCGCCCTGCCCCAGCCATTGGGATGCTGTGATAGGGAGTCCGTCGTTCCCGGCAACGCAGTAGGCTGTGTACTCCAGTCCCGACGTGTCCTTCGCTGGAATGTAGTCTTTGCACTGGGTCACCCATGGAGTCATGGCTTCGATCACATAAGCGTCGAGCGTGATCGTCTGCTCCACAGTCTTCCTCGCGTCCACTTGGATGATCGTGTCTCTCGATTCCTTGCTCAACGGCAAGTACTCGTTGTAAGCGTAACGCATAGGCCTGTACGTGGTCTTCACGGTTTTAGTAGACTGTGCGAGATCTATGCTGTAACTCATACCCGTCGCATTGTTCATGTGCTCCTTCAGGAAGTTATTGTCGCGAAGGAACAGCAGGTTCGAGTTCTGACGGATCATATACACGTTGTGAACCGCACACAGGGTGTTCAAGTAATCCCACACGTTGAATGACCCGCCCGGCGCCATGATGATCGGGTTGTACTGGTCGGATTTGATGAAACCGTCCACATACACCTTGTCGTAGTCGCACAGCTTGAACAGTTCGACGACCACGTTGCGGAAGTTATTGTACTGCGTGGGGACGACCTTCACCTGCTTGAGCTTATAGCACAAGTCGTCGACGGTCACAGTGTTCGTCGAGTAGTTGGATGTGAACGTTCGCACATCCCCCCGGAACTCGTACACGCTCGACACAGGGTGCTTGTTCGTCCACGCTGTCGACACGTCCGCCGGCTTGAAGAACCTGTCCGTCAACGTCATAACAGGGTAACCCTTAGTGCCGCCCGGGACGCTGTACGACATGCGGTCCCACTGTGCGGAGAAGTTCTCCAGCGAGCGGTCGGTCCTATACTCGAAAGGCTCGGGTGCGATACTCACAGCAACACCTTCTCAGTGAACGAAGCCGTCACGGCTACCTCATAGCCGTCGATAGCTGCGCTGTACTCTTGTATCGAATACGGCTCCTTCTGCTGGAGTGCCCCATAGCCCATGCCGGGCAGGAACGGTCCGTAGTTGTTCGGCACGTCGTTGATCGTCTTCACCTGCGTCTCGGGGTAGGCTCGCACACAGATACTCGAAATACGAGAGCTCGCCCACATCTGGATCTCTCCCCACGGGTTGCTGAAGTTGTTCGTAGGGATCTGAGTCGTGACGTAGCGTCCGTCGAACTCGCTTACCGCCGTCACGGCCGTATCGTTTATCTGGATCGTTCCGTCGCCTCGGCACCCCGCCCACAGCTTGTAGCCCTCCGGCCAGTGGATCTTCTGACCGATCTGCCAGATCCACGACGGATTCCACGACCACGCCGGGGCTCCGTTGTATGTGCCGGGCGTAGCTACGTGTGGGATGTCGTCGGTGAAAACCGTGGCGTTCGGGATGTAGTGCGACATGAACCCAGGCAGGAGGTTCGTCTTCATCGCCAAAGGGTCCACGTAGTAAAGCAGCTCATTTGTGGACAGAAGATACAGCAGGGCCGCGTGCTCCGCCACCGTGTTGGCCGCCCACGTGAGCGTGAACTCCCTGTGCGTCAACGCGGACCGTTTGGCGAAACCGTCTCCCCTCAGCGTCGTAGCGCTGTAGTTGAAACCTACGCTATTGCTTTGGAAGTTAGCCACGGGTGCGTCAATCCAACGCATGTCATTCAGTGTGCCGAACCACACTTTGGGTCGTTTAGGCATTCCTATGCTCCTCTCCTCGATGCCATGGCGTTAGAGCCGTTGACCATCCCCACTATAGCATTGCCGTCTATCACCGTCGGTTTGTTGACCGCGCTCACCAGGATGTGCCGGTCCGTTCCGGACAGCTCGACCAGAATCGGGCCCCCGCCGAACCCTCCGCCTCCGGCACCCGAGGTCGCAGCCGAGGCACCCGAGGCAGCGGCGCGACCGGAGTTGACGGCCTCCAGGAAGCCGTAGCCTACGGTCTGCGCTGCCTGCCTGTTGATGACGAACTCGCCGGGAGTCAACATGGCCGGAACGGTATCCGTGGACTGCTTGCCCCCGCTGTACGAGGACCCTCCGACCTTGCCGCCCGTGGAGAACCCCCATGCCTGGTTGAAGCCGAACATGAACTGCCCGACCGACAGGCTTCGAAGATCTCGCACACGGTTACACAGGTTGATGGCGTCGGTTGCGGCCTGGTTGAATGAGAATCCTGCCTGCTGTGCGCTGCTGATGATATTGCTAAACGCCCCGTAGCCGGCCTCGCGGATGCCGTTGATCGCATAGGACATCCAACCGGCCTTGTTGCCTGCTACATCCATCGAGTAGGCGGAGCCGTGGGCTTGGTTGCCCATGTTACCCAGCCCGTGTGCGGCTGTGTTGGCCGAGCCTGCGGCCTTCCACATCTCCGCGCCAATATTGCCCGTGATCTGACCGAGCTGCTGGAATGTCACGGCTGCTTGCTCCGCAGCTCCTCCGACGCCGCCCCCGCCGAGGGCGCCTCCGAGGCCGGCTGCATCTCCGCCCGTGTTGTTCAACGAGTTGCCGAGCTTGTCTGCGGCATCCCTGTTGTCGTCCATCGAGTGCTGCGATTTGCGGTTCTTCGCCTCCAGGTCGGAGAGGGCACGCAGAGCCGGGTCTGCGTTAACGCCGACCGTGAAGTTCCTCGGGACGCCGCTGATGACCTTCGACAGGTCCGTGAACGTCGCCGCGTACCTCTCGGTTTCTGCACGGGAATACCCCATCGAGGTCATGTTGTTGATGAACTCCGCACGCAGGGCAGAGGCGTAGGCGAGCACTTGCTGTTGGCTGGCTCCCGTGTTGGCATAAGCGAGAACCTGCTTCTGGTAGGCCTCGACGAGGGACAGCACGTTTCCGCGCTGTTCCCTAGCTGCATCCGAGAAGCCTGCCAAGTCGCGCCGCGCCTTCTGCTGTGCGTCCGAGAGCTTCTGCATAGCTTCGTACAGCTTCTGGTAGTTTCCGGCCTGGTCGCCCTCGGCGTTCTTCCGATCCGTGCGGTTCTTCTGCTGTGCGACGGCGTTCTTCTGCAGCTCGGCGCGGATGTCGTCGGCGCGCAGCGTATCCCCATAGTCAACGGCCACCTTTAGTTGAAAAGTCAACTTGTTCCGGTCCGACTGCAGCTTCGACAGCTCGGCGTCCAGCTCGGCGATCTTGTTGCGCGTTTCCTCGATCGACTTGTTGGCGTCGCCGATTTCCTTATTCGCCGACTGCGCGTCCTTCGCCGCATTCTCGAAGTACGACTTGATCGTCTTGAACGACTTCGCCGTCTCGTCCAGCGACTTGGGGAACTCCCACCTGAAGTTGAAGGCCGCATTCGCCACGGAGGACAGCTCACTGATGTAATCGGTGAAGGTCTTTATCTCCTTCGCCGCCTCCTTGATCTTCTTGCCCGCCTTCTTCGCACGGTCCCCGAGCTTTCTCGTCCTGTGTCGGGCCTTCTTCGCATGCTTCGCAGCGTTCCTGGCACCCCTCGCGAACCCCTGGTCGAGAGCCTTCCCGAGGTCCTTGATCGACGGAAGCGCAGCCGTAGACGACTTCCCGAGCCCCTGCAGCGAAGCCGAGGCCTCCTTCGAGAAATCCTTCCCCGTGGCGATACTCGCGGCGATCATACCGATCGCCTGACCTGCCTTCTGTGCGAGTGCAGCAGCCTTTGTTATTTGGTTGGCCGATTGGGTTGCCTTGTTGGCTACGGCGTGAAGCCGCTGCTCGACCCTCTCCAGGACCTGGACGGAGCCGACGCCGTGACTACGCAGAAGCTGCATAATCTGCTGGATATAGGCGTTCATCACCTCGGCGTCCCCACCGGACGCCTCAGCAGCCTGTCGCACAACAGCATAGAGCGCCTTCAGGTTGGACCGGCCGGCCTCCGAGAACTCGTCAAAGTTCATTCCGTTCTTGTATAGGCTCTCGCCCAGATTGGCGACGGCGTCTTCGAGGTTGACGAACGCCTCGTCTCCGGACAGCGCGGAGTCAACGACCTTCTTGAGCTCCTTGGCCGCCTTGTCGGCCTTCTCGCCCATATTGTCCATCTCGTCCGCTGCATCGGCGGTGTCGCCCTTCAGGCCCTTCATGGTCTGCGCCGCCAGATCGGACTCGTTGCGCACACCATCGAACGTTTGGTGTGCGTTGTCGTCGATTTTCTTCAGCGTGTCGAGGATCTTCTCGCCGTCGAACCAGGAGATCTTGCCGGATGCCACCATCTCCTGGATCTTGTTCTTGAACGAGTCTATGTACTGGCTGGACTTCTGGGTGCTGCGCTCAATATCGTCGGCTATAGAACCGAATCCGTTCTGACGGTAGAGCTCGGCGAGTTTCTTCTGCGAGTCCGTCATCTCCGAATTGCCCTGCGTGACGAGCTTCGAGTACTCCTGGACGGAGAAGCCCATCTGGCGCAGTGTGGCCAGCTGCTCGTCGCCGAACTGCTTGAAGCCCGTGTTGCCGGCTATCTGTTCGGCCATCTTCTTCAGCGAGTTCTCGCCGATCGCATATGTTTGCTTTGATATCTCGTCAGTTGACTGCCCGGTTTTCTGTGCGAGGAGTTCCTGTGCCTGTGCGAGAGCCTTCGTCTGGGCGTTGGCGTCCGACGTGGAGAACAGCTGCGAGGACATGGACTCGCCAGCCTTGTTGGTGGCCTTGGCGAACACATAGGCCGCGCTGCCGCCCTCCTCGAAGGCCTTCGTGTCCTGCATCACGGATTGCGCGAGGTCTGCCTGGGCTTGCTGGAGCGCCTTGGCCTCGGCCCTGGCGGCCTCGGATCTCTTCGTCCAGGACTCTGTGACCTTCGCCAGGCCAGTGAAGAACAAGGATATGCCGGCACCTGCGGCTAGGCCCTTGAGGGCGCCCATGAGCCCCGAGGTGGCCTTGGCGGCTGTGCCCATCGCACTGGAGGCCTGCCCCGCCCCGCCTGCAGCAGCCCCGGCGGCAGACTGCGAAGCGGCGGCCTGGCCAGCTGCCCGCTGTGCGCCTGCTGCGCCCCGAGCGGCACCGGCGTTCTTGTAGAGGGCACCGGTCTGTTCGTTGACGGAGACCGTCGAGAGCTTGTAGAGTTTGACCGTCTCCGCGAGGGCCGACAGGAGTGAACGGATAGACGTGATGGGGTGCTGCATCGCAATCCCCATCGACCGCTGCGCTGTCGTCAACGCGTAGGCTCCGCCGAGCACAAGGGCCTGCTTGGCGTAGTAGCCGGCCATGATTCCGCCGGCCGTCAGGAAGGCGCCGGCCAACTTGGCAACCCACTGCGCCGCGGGGTTCTGCACGAGGTTCGTCAAGACCGTGACGAGGCCTGTAAGGGAGCCGAGCATGTCGCCGATCCCCGAATTGGACGAACGTCCGATCTCCGCCTTCAGGTTCGCCCAGGAGTTCTTCAACATCTCCAGCTTGCCGGCCGTGGTGGACGCGATCTGCTGGTACTGGTCGTTAAGCGTCTTCGAGTCGTTGTAGCCGGACTCGGCGTCCTTCATCGTCTGTTCGAGTGTCTTGTGCGCTTCGGCTAGACGGAGGATCGTCGGGACGTCGCGGGATGCCTTGATGCCCAGGTCTTTGAGCACGCCTATGGCGCCCTGGCCCTGGTTCTTGAGCCCGGCGATGAACTTTACGAAGATGTCGCTGAACTTAGACGTCCCCCACGCGGATTGGACCTCTTGTGCAGAGACCCCCGCCACGCGCGCGAACAGGTTGAGCTCGTCGCCGCCGCCCCTGATGGCTTTCTGCATCTGGGTGAACATGCGCGTGATGACGCCTCGGGAGAGTTCGGGCGCGACGCCGATGGATGCGAGGGCGCCGGACAGGCCGACCACCTGGTATTCGGTCATACCGGCGAACTTGCCCATAGCGGAGATCTGCGTCGACGTGTTTGCGATCTGGGATTCCGTCGCCGCCGAATTGACGCCGACCTTCAAGATCGACGATGCGATGTTGTCGAAGTTCTGGCCGGTCGTGCCCATGATCGTCTGGAAACGCGCGATCGTCTCGCCGGACTTGTCGAGCGACAAGTCCGTGGTGGCCGACAGCTTCGCGACCGTCTCAGTGAAGTCTGTAATGGATTCTTTAGCAACGCCCAACTGGCCGCCGAGTGCTGCGATGTTCGACAGGTCCTTGAAGTTCGTGGTCGTCACCGAGGCGGCCATCTGTTCCAGTTTGCCGCGTAGTTCGTCTGCGGATTTCCCGGCGATGTCGTTGGTACGCTTAACCTGTGCGAAGGCCGACTCGTAGTCCATCGACTCTTTGACGACAGTGGTGAACGCGCCGATCGTCGCCTTCGAGATGTTCTGCATAACGGCGGCCACGTCGTAGAGAGCATAACGCATGTTGGATATGCGCGACTTCGCCTCTTCTGCCGCACGGCCGGCTCGATCGAAGCCCTCTCCAGCTTCCCGACCGCCGCGTCCCGCTCCGTCCAGCCCTTTGCCGATGTCGGCGCCGACGACCTTGCCCTTGATGTTATCGAGGGCTTGTGCGATAGTGTTGATGGATTCCGCAGCCTCATGGAGTTCAGACGTACCCTGTACGTTGAACTCGATAGTCTGCTTGATATCAGGCATCACTCACTCCTGTTGTAGTAGTCCATTCTCGTGGGAAGGTCTCGCTCCGCGTAGTCTGGCATGTACGGTGTCATCACGGTGTCCTTGCCCCACTTCTGCTTGTCCTCATAGGGAGGCGGGTCGGTGGCTCGGTGTGTGCTGACCCAATCATGCATCATCCTTGCTTTAGTAGCATAGCATGTTCTATCTTCTGCGCGCCATGCTATATCAGGATCCGTTGAATGGCACAGCCAGATAGGATTACCACACTTCTGGCACGTTTCGTCCTTAACCGTCTTGTAAGCCAACACAAGCTTATAGTCCAGTTCCGTCCAATGCCCGAAAGGGTCGGGCTGGTTATAGATAACGGCGGTGGGCCTCATATGCAGGTCCACCGCCGTCCTAACCATCGATAGAGCGCCGCTCCCCCCTTTGTCTTGGAGGGCGTCTATCAGAAATCCACCGTCACCGCATTGTCGTAGTCGGCGGAGGCTCCGAGGAGGTTCATCGCCGCCACGAGCAGGCCCAGATACTGTTCGCCGGGCAGAGCGTTCAGGATCTTACGGATCTCTTCGGAGTTGAATTTCCTTTCATCCACGTTGCCTTCGGCGTCTTCGATCTTGTACAGCGTCTTCGACAGGAGAGCCAGATAGGCCTCCGACACACGCTTCGTCTTGTTCTTCGTCTTGTCCGCGCTCTCGATACCGATCATCAGCTCTTCGCGCACATCGGCTGTCACCGACTGAAGGTGGAACGTCAGCTTGGAGGCGTCTCGTCTCTTCACCGCTTCCTTGATCACGTCAGCGTCAGCCTGCTCTTTGATGAGCCTCTCGACGTCCTGCACCGCCTCGGCGTCAAGGTACACGACCTTCTCAGCCTTCGGCGCCTTGGAGCGAGACAGCACCTCGAAAATGTCCATATTTGAAATCCTCTCTGTTAGGCGTTAGGGTAACGTCGTAAACAAGAATAGCACAGGGCGGAGAGGAGACGCCCTGTGCTATTCGGATCGGTGGTGTGCGTGTTACGCCACTGTTACTTTGACGGTCACATTCGCACAGGCGGGGTGGCTGACGATGACATCTGCGGTGCCTGCCCCCAGGCCGGTCACCACACCGAGCGGGCTGACCGACACAGTCGAGGTGTTCTTCGACAGGTAGGAGCACACGGAGCGAGCCACATGGCCGTGGATCTTCGGCAGGATCGGCCGGTGCTCGTTGAGGGACACCGTAAGATTTTCCGTGTCGGTGATCGCCGTCGTGCTGTCCTTGAAGACGCCATTGACTGCCAGCTGACCCTGCTGCAGGAACGACACCGTGTAACGGGTCGGATTGTCGCCCTCCAGCGTGTTCTTGTACGTGGACTCAATCATGAGGAACGCGCAGTACCACTGACCGGCAGCGATGGGCTCACGGCCCTTCAGGACACCGCGCACAACCAGAACGAGGTCGACGCGGGTCTTCTTGAACATGTTCCACGCCTTGGCATAGATCGAGTTCGCATCGTCGGGGTTCGTCGGGTAGTACATGGTGAGCGAGCCCTCGTACTGTGCGGCGCCACGGGACGAAGACCCGGCAGCGTCGAGCAGAGACAGGGACGACTGTTCCTTCGACGCCTTTGCGGCGGGGATCGTCGTGTCGTCCCAGTTGATCGCGTCACCGATAGCCACCGCGGAGTTCATCTCCTCCACAGTGATGCAGTTGATATCCTTTACGGACGCCTTAGGCAGAACCCAGACGTTGACGTGTTCGTTGGAGAGTACTTTCTTATCCATTATGCGGCCACCTTCTCGTTGAGGACGAACGCGCCGTTCTGCAGGAAGTTCGGCTCGTACTTGATGAAGCCATTCGACTCGTACCCGTCGACTGGGTAGTCGGTCTGGAAGCGGTAGATGCTGAACACATCGCCGACTTCGAACGGCTTGTTCGGGCGCTTACCGATACGCTCCACGATGAACAGCGTGATGTCAGGCTTCATCGTGATGTCACGGATCATGTTGAACACGCCCTGGTCGTCCACGCTTTCGTCCCGGAGAGCGGTGAACTTGCCCTCATACTTCGCAAGGGTCGGGTTCTCCACTTCGGAGATGTCGCAGATCGTCCGGGTCGTGTCCGTGTCGGGGTCGGTTTCGCCGAGCGAATAGCCGTCCAGGATCGCACACGACACGTTGAACACAAGGTTGCGCGGGTTGTCGGTCGCACTGAACTGTGCGTTGAGTTCCGCCGCCGTAGGATGCTGCCAGTCAGCGAATGCCTCAGGAGCGGCGAAAAGAATAGTCACGTTGCCGCGAAGCATACGAACTTCGTTAGCCACTGTGCTTCCCCCTTTTCTCGTTGTCGTTGTCAATGAAACAGTCGCTACAAGGCTCTTCCTCGGTTATCGGCACCAACGTCCCGAAGAACTGAGCGAAGTCATCCGGGTACGTGCCGACGTCCCCGGTGTTCATGTCTTTGTAGAGGCCCATATGCACCATCCTATCAAATACGGTTTTTGAGGTTCGTGATAAAGGAGCAGTAGAGCTCATAGCCGCACTGCACCACTTTGTGGTTGGTTCCGGCATAGTTCAAGCCCTGACCGCCGTGGACCGTGATCCCTCCGCTGTTGTCCGGCTCGAAGCCGACCAGGCCCCACAGAATACGCTCGCCGATCTCGCGGGCATGCTGTGCGGTGAGTGCTCGCACATGGCACAGGAAAAACACTCGGTAGCCGTCATTGAGCTGGGAGACGATGCTCGTCGCCTGGCTGATATGCCCGGGCGTGCCGAACACGACGGCGATATACGGCATCTTCTGGCCTTCGTCGAAGTCCGGCAGCGCCACCTCCTCGACAACCCTCTGGGGTGGCACCCCGGAGAGCTTGCGGATATTCGCCATAATGTCGTCGATGTATTTGGCCATTCGTCGCTACCTTCCCCACTTCCAGATTCGGCGAGTCTCCGTATAGACCTCCTTGCGGGTCTTCTCATCGAGCTTCACCTGCTTCGCCACCTTGTCCAAGGCCTTCATGCCCCACACTCTATCATCGCCATACTCCTGGCCGAGGATGTAGTCGTGGTCCCAGCCGCCGTCGAACTTGTTGGACCCCTCGATCCAACCATACTCGACAGTTACGTTGTCCGGAACGACGACGCTCACGCTGTCGTGCATGTGGCTCGTCCAAATACGGCCGATCTTCCCGGGAACAAGAGCAGACGGAGTCTTCTCAATCGTGTCCTGCAAAGCCGGCGGGATCTCCTCCGACAGCTTGTCGATGACGTTTGCGAACAAGTCGTATTCCCTGAAGTCCTGGATGCGCTTGGCGTACTTCGTGAACTTGTTCGCCCCGATCTTCGTGCGGATCTTCATGTGCACTACACCTCGGACTTGTTCATCGGCGTGTTGCAGATGATCGTTCGCTCGAACGACTGCGAGGCATCAATCACAGCCGACACCGTCATCAGGTAGCCCACCATATGAGGTGTGTCTTGGGTCTTTATGACTTTGATACGTGCAGCCATCGGGATGTTCAGCGACATCGTCGAGCGTGGGAGTTGTACGCGCACACGGTTAGTCGTCTGGGGCGCGATCTGGTCGTTCGCTACCTCAGGTTGGCGTATCGGCTGTATACGCGCTTTCCCAGAATATACGACTGAGCCATAATCATAGCTGTCAGTCTTAGCGTCGTATTTGATGTTCTTGCCATCGTAGATAGTCACCTCATCGACCATATAGCGTTCGACGCGTTTTGCCGCCATCGCCAAGCGGCCTTCAGAGATACCGGCCAAGGAACTCCCTCGCTCTCTTGAACACGTCGTCCTCCTTCATCGGGACGAGAACGAGCCCCTCGCCGTTCTCCAGCGCATCCCCCTGTGCGTCGTATTTATCAGCCAGGGCGAGCAGGGCCTCGATGTTCTTGTCCCCGCCGGACAGCGTGAAGTCGTCCGCTTTGACGTTCTCGACCCCGCCCTCCGACACGAGCTTCGCCGCGTAGGCGCGCAGAGCGGCAGCCGCAGCCTTGAACACGTTCGTGTACAGTGCGCACAGCCGTTCGAGCAGCTTGGTGTCCAGGTCGATACCGGGCAGGAACAACTTCAACTCCTCCACGGTTATCTTCGGCTTGTCGGGCACAGCAGCTCCTTTCCACTACAGGAAACCCCGCCCCTTGTGAGGGCGGGGTTTCCATCTTTGTCGGGTATCGTTATCAGACGCCTGCACCGCTGGAGGCCAGGGTGCCCTCCGGAGCGATGAAAGCAGACTTGACGAGATGACGGATCTTCGTCCGGTACGCATCGTTATCGAACGAGCCGTCGAGCTCGGAGCTGTTCGTAGTCTTCTCAACGAAGATCTTCGGCGCGGTCTCGCCCTCAAGGAACACGTTCACGATGTTCTTACGGGGCATCGAGTTCTTCGGGGGCAGAAGGAACCAGCACTTGTCGGCGTAACCTCCGGCGATAAGCGCAAGCTCGGGCACCTCGAAGACATTCGCGATCTTCCCGGACACCGTGTTGCCCATCACCTGGGTCTCGGTGCCGTTCTGGCGGCGGATCTCGACGACCTTCATGATCTGCTCGGCGCGACTTGCGAGGGCCGGGGGCACGATCAGGTTGAACTTCGTCGGCATGATGATCCGGCGACCATTGTACTTGGTGGTGGCCAGCTGTGCGAAAGCCTTCTCAAGCGCCTCGATGCTCAGCTCAGGGTTGCCCGCCAGGACATTCTTGTTAGCGACCTTGAAGTTGGTACTGTTCAGGCCAGTAGGCTGGACCAGCTGCAGGGCGGCCTCGATCGACTCCTGGTTGGCCGCACGGCGGCCAAGTTCCTTCGTGATCCGGGGGATCAGGCCCCAGTCGGCTCCGTAGCGCTTCAGCGTCTCCCAGGAGAGCGGGATCTGGACACCGGCCTTAGCCAGCTTCAGCTTGAACTGCTCCGCCTTCAGACCGAGGATCGGGTACTCGCCGAGCTCGCCGACAGCGGGAAGCCCCTGTGCGACATAGCCCTTACCGTCCTTGCGCACGGGGATATTGTCGTCCGTGAAGTCGAAGCTGAAGTAGGGAACTGTCTCGAAGTCGGGGGTTTCAAGCGTGTCAGCCCACTCGCGCCAGTTCGACGGGACCTGCTGGTACTCGCCCTGCATGATCTTGTTCATGGTCGGACCGAGATTGACCGGAAGATCAGAGGTCGAGATGGCCTCGCTCAAGTCCTTACGGGCCGAGTTGCGCACACGAATATCATCGGCGTGAAGTGCCTTGTGCAGAAGGATACCCGCCTTGTAGGCTTCCCTCGCGTTGATTGCCATGTAGATATCCTCCTTAGAGCCAAGCCTGGGTCAGCTTGACGGCGTACTTGGTCGATGCGCTCGACAGCGGGTTGAGCACGAACCCCACCACGATCTTCCCCTTCGGGTCGGCTGTGATCTCGGGCTTAGCCGCCTTTCCGGTTTCGGTGGCGCCGTCGATCGTGACGATGTCCCCGGCCTTGACGGATCCGTCCAGTCCGAGGTATGCGATCCCCTCGAAGGCGAGCGTCGAATAGAAGTTGTTGTCCTCGTTGGGCGTGGCAGAGGTGAGGGCCACGGCCCCGACCTTGCCGACGGCGACGACATCGCCCGACTTGACGGCGGCGTCCACCTGGACCTCGTAGGTGTCCCCGCCCTTGACGTGATTCTGTGCCATGCGGTGATCTCCTTACCAGGTCAGCTTGGCGAATTCGGCTTCGAAGTCGTCGGCGCCCTTACCGGAAGGCACATGCTCGGGGGCGAAGCCGCCCGACAGGCTCTCACGGATAGACTCGACGAGCTTGGTCTCGCGGTCAAGGATCGACTTCGCGTCATAGCCGCGAGCGATGGCCTCGGCGACCCGCACACGGGATACTTCGGGAAGGTCGGAGTCGGCGAGAGCAAGGATGGCCTCCTTAGCCTTCTTGGCCTTGTCCTCTTCTTCCTCCTTGGCCTTCTTGGCGTCCTCTTCGTCCTCTTCGTCTTTCTTCTTGGCCTTGTCGGCGAGGGCTTCGACGAGAGCGGAGAGTTTGGTGTCCAGAGCCTCCAGGGCCTCCTTGAACTCAGTGTCCATTCTCTTCCTTTCGGAATTGTGTTTGTTGCTACCGTCCATAATAGCATTTCCGTTTTTGAACGATTCCAGCGCCTCGACGAGGCGACCGCCAGCACCCGGAACTGTGACGAAATCCACGGAATTGACAGGCGACGGTATGAAAGACTCTATCACAGGCGGCGTGGGCTCACCTGCCGTCACGAGGTCGTCATCCTGCACCAGCGTCGCACCGCAGTGAATCGACACGCCGATGATATCCGACACCTGCTCGATGAACGGTGCCCACTGCTCGACCACCTCGATCGTCGCGTACATCCCGGGCTCCGGCGCATCTTGCCAGTGGGGTGTCTCGGCGATCACAGCAGCCAGCTTCGTCAACGTTCCCTCAGGGCGCTCGTCCGACTCCGCCTCGGTCGCATGGTCGATGTACATGTGCGTGCCGACGGGGAACGCCTCGGCGAAACTGCCCTGCAGCGCCTCCTTCGTATACACACCGGTAGAGCCCTGACCCTCTGTTATGAGCCGCACAAGCCACTTGCGTGTACCCTTAACGGGTTTGAGGACGCTGGTGTTCGTGCTCTCACTGATCTTCATCTTCGGTGTCTCCTTGATTGAAACCGCCGGGGACGGCGCCCTGATTGCCTTGGCGTGCCACAGGGTCGCGCACAGCATCGCCGTCGTCCCCACCGGATACACTACCACTCTTCAGGAAATCGTTCGGCTCGGGTAGTTCATCGCCGTGGATATCAGGCACAGCGAGCAGATTGAGCACAGCCTGACGGTACTCATCCTGGTGGATAGCACCAGTTGACATAGACGTAGCGAGCGACTGCAACGCCCGGTAGGTGGGGTCCTGCTCGATCGACGGGAACTTGATGTCCACGTCCTTCACCGACGGGTCAACGTCCATCATCACCTGCTTGAAGAAGTCTCTCCACTTACGCTGCTCTAGCTTGAAGCCGTTGATCGTCGGCCTATCCAGCGTCGTCGCAGCCCCGTACGAGCCGCCCGTCGCACCAGGAGAGGACAGCAGAGCGATAACCGGGATCCCGAACGATGCAGCCACAAGCGCCGCCAACGGCTGGCCGTTCCCGTAGTTCACCTGTGCGCTGGGGACGCCCACACCAGCCAGAGACTGATTGGGCCCCAAGCTCGCCGTGGCGCCCACCACGTCGCCGCGATTCGATATCTCTACAGCCGACTGCCGTTTACCCTGGTTGTTGCTGTTGACGATTGCCCATGCGATCTTCGACAACGCCTTGGACAGCCTAGCGCTGTCGCGCAGGTAGCCCGAGTAGGCGACGCTCCACAGGGCAGCCGCCAGTGAATCCGGCGCACCGAATGCATGTCCTGCATGCCTGCCCGACGACAGGATGTACACAACGTAGTTGCCGTTCACCTCGTAGGCCGTGTTCGGCGGCTTCCGGAGCCGCTGCACACTCCGCCTGTATTCGGCCGTCGGGAACCATTGACTGATCGTGCTCTGCCCGTCCGGGGTCCATGTGCGACGCACGTATTTCACGACCGACGAGTCGAACGAATCCCGGACGATTTCCTCGATCTCCTCCACAGGAACCAACGTCAGCTTGTCGGTATGCACCTCGCGGAACAGGAACACGTTCCCCGCACAGAACCTCTCCAAGTTGAGGCTCTCCATAGCCGATGCTGAGAACAGCGTCCTCTGCGCCGACTCCGACTTGATGAACTTGTCCAGCTTCGTAGACGTGTCACTGAACACCAAATCGTCGCCGAAAATGTAGCTGGTCCTCAGCTGTGCGCCGCGCTTATGCAGCGGGTGATCCCGGGCCATGTCCCTCAGGCCGCGCACAACCTCATGGATGAAAGCCAGCGTCAGGCCCTTGTCGTCGGCATAGCTGACCCAGTTGGCACCCTCGTCGAGGAGGTAGGACCTCTGCGCCTCGTTGATGAACGCAATACCCTCGTCGCTAAACGAGTATGCGGTTGAATCCAAAAGTCTCCCCCATTTCCATTAGGTAGCTGTCTTCGTCGTCATCCATCATGTCCCCCGCGTCGGAGAACACAGTCTCCTGCTGGACGGCGTCCCGTATGTTCTGGTCTGTTATCGCAGCGTACACTGCCGCGTCGGCTAAGTCGGGTGACTTGCCGACGTCCTTCTTCAGCTTGTCCTTCGAGTCCAGGACGAGCCCCCCGGACATCGTATTATACGAGTATCCGACGGACAGCAGCTCGTCGTGCAAGTCGATGTCCAACGGGTCCAGATCCAGTTCGCCCGTGCGGCACCGGTACCGGAACGAATCCCACATGTAGGAGCGGTAGTTGTGCCACCGGCCCCTGTCCGGGCTCGACATGGAGCCTCGAACAGCCAAGATGTCGTAGGTGCGGTTAGCGTATGAGTTGAGGATGTCGAACATCCCGCCGCCGATCCCGTCGCAGTCAATCGCCACGGCGTGTGCGCCCTCACGCAGCGCCAGGTCGTGTACCCGTTGTGCGCTGTGCACCAGGTCCGTCTTCGCCCACGAGTCCACGAAGCGCACAACCCCGTTGACGCACAGGTACACCACCGAGCGGTCAGCACCGAACCGCGCCACGTCCACACCCAACACGGGCCGGCCGATCCGCTCCCTCTCCGTCAGGCACGCTGTCTCAACATCGCCCGGCAGAATCAGCGAATCCTCGATATCGAACGCGAACTCGCCCAGGACGCGCGCCTTGAACCTGGCGCTGTCCTCCCCGTACTCCAGTTTCTTCTGCTCCACGTAAGACGGCCCGGTCAGCTTCTGCAGCACCTTCGGCGGCATAGGCTCGCCTGTGAAGTTCGGACTCTCCAGGACCGAGATGGACATGCGCTTCCAGTTCTCCATCTCCTCTTTGAAGATCTTCCCCAGATAGCTCATCGGGTCCGTCGGGTTCGCTATCAGCACACGCCTTGACGCCTCGTTCGTCGTGATGTTCGCCAGGGCATCAATCAGCTCGCCCGAGAGTCCGCAGGCCTCGTCGCCGATAGCCAGCACGTCGCCGTGGATGCCCTGGAAGGAGTTCCCTCCCAGGTTGTCCGGCGGCTTCCTTCCGCGCCCCAGCGGAAGCTTCGTCACGTCGTCCTTCCACTGCACGTCCATCGTGATGCGCCCAGGGAGTTTGTGGTCGACGAGCCCCTCCTCGAAGCGCCGCTCCACGATATCCTTCAGCTGCATCACCTCGCGCCACAGCACGTCCTGCACCTGAGCCATCGACGGCGCCGTGGATATCACATAGCAGTGAGGGTAGCGGGTGTCCACCCACCAGCAGATCAGCACAGCCATAAGTCGGGACTTCCCCACCCCGTGGCCGGCCTTCACGGCCGTTGAGTTGTTATCCACCACGGCCCGGGCGATCTCCCGCTGCTTACTCCACAGCGTCCCCTCGTCCGTGCCCAGCATGTACTCGGCCCAGCCCACGGGATCTGACTTGAAGCTGTCCTGCCTCCTGTGCGCCTTAACGGTGGCGATAGCGCTGTCGATCGCGCTAGCTTTGATCAGCATGGGCCTCCTTCAACGCCTGATAGAACACCTCGTCCATCGCCTCAGGGTCGAGCAGCTGGCCGTTCGAATACGCGCTGGATATATGAACTCGCACACGCTCCCAGGCGTCCTCCACCAAGTCGAGGATCAGTCGGGTCTGCTGCTTCGTCACCCGAGCCTCTTCCTCGTCGTTGTACTCCTTCACCTTGTCCAGGCGGTCGCCGAGCTGCTTGAGCACGCTGTTGACAGCCTCGATGTGCCTGGCCGCTATCTCGTCCGACTCGAAGCACTTCTCCAGGAAGTTGAAGGCCCGGGTCTTCAAGTCGTACATGTCGGCGATCAGCATCTGTTGGCGTTCGAGGTTCGTCCACACGTCGTTGCGCTTCAACATGGCGCGCACACGGGCCAGGCACGTCTCTGCCGGCAGACCTAGCTCTTCGGACATCTCGGAGGGGCTGGCCCCCGCCTGTGCGAGGGTGAGCAGCCGCCTGTCGTCCATCGCCAGTTCACCGGTCGACTTCTGGATCGCAAACCGGTCGCGCTGGTTCTTCACCAGCTCCTTGGCCGCCGTCTTGGTCTGCGCGGGGGCCTTTTTCTTGCTTTGGTTCTTAGGCGCTGCCATCACAACCCCCTGTACCGGATCACCACCGGCGCCTCCAGCGGGTCGCACACCTTCACGGTAGGCCGCTCGACTTGCGTCGTCAGCGTCACGCAGAACGTGCCGCCTTCCGTGTTCAGCGACGTGACCTTCGTCTCCGTTGCGTTGGCGAACACCGTCAGGTATACGGCTTTCACGCCCTTGGCCAGCGCAACGTCCAGGTCGAGGTTGGGCAGCGTGCCGCTTAGCGTCGCAATCGACCCGTTAGCGGTGGCTAAGCGGCTTGTTTGAACGTCGATTCTCATGAAACTCCCTCTCTAGTCAGGCTTAAGAGGAATGTTACCATGCGCACAGCAGACCCCGCCGGGGCATAGCGCTCACCCGGCGGGGTCCTGAGAGAAAGGAGCTTACCTGAACACCTTAACATACTTCTGCAGCCGGCGTCTAGGCCCCGCCATATGGTCGTACAACATCACCCAGCGGTCGTCCAGCGTAGGCGCCCATGTGATACTGTCCTGTGCGGTGATCGGTTGGATCTCGTCGTCCACCGCCAGAACGGACGCGTAAGCGTCCAGCCTGAACGGTATCTTGTTGAAGTCATGGGCTGTAATGAACGCCTGGAACGTCTCATGGCCGCCGATTACCCACGCTTCATCCCGACCCTCTGCAATGGTCTGCTCTATCGCCGCGTACGGGCTCGCCACCGCCGTGACGGATTTGGTCGACTTCATCGTCCGACTCAACACGATGTTCGTCCTGTTGGGTAGTTTCTTGTTGCGTTGCGGAAGAGATTGTCGGGTCTTCCGGCCCATTATTACCGTTTTTCCGGTAGTCATGTCCTTGAAATGCTGCAGATCCCCTCGGTCGTGCCATGGCAGCTTTCCATTGACCCCGATGATCCCAGACGTCGACTGCGCCCAGATGAAATGCACGTGAAACATCATGTCTCTCCTCTCGTGTGCGGCGTATTGGCTGATATGAGGACTCTAGCAGGGCAGGGCGGGTGCGCGCAAACTTGACTAGAGCCCCGGGAGCGGGTACAGTCAGGTTATAGCACTGCCTGACTATAGAAAGGACTTCACATGCTTCTTTACTTCATCGCCGCCTTCGCATGGACCCAGCACCAGCTCAACCTCATCGCGGCTTGACAACGGCTCGTTCAGCGTGTACACTGGTTGCGCACAGTAACTCAACAGAGAGGAGAAAACATGTTTTCATGGAACCTGATCGGACGAATGTTCGCCGGTTAGTACGGAACCTGCCGCCTGTGGGGCCGGACCTGGATCTGTTAAGCACCGCCGTCCGCGACGTGTAAGCTGAAGACATAAAGACCCCCGACGTTTCCCGGAATGGGACGCGACGGGGGTCCTTCTTATGCTGTGCGTTACTTATTCGGCGTTGTCGCCAGGAACGGCACTACCTTGTGGAGGAAGCGGTCCACGGGCTTAGTATTGAGCAGCCACTGTGCGCACACCGTGACAAGCCCCCACACGGCCGCCGTGATCGTGTCCGCCAGGTCGGCTGGCAGGGTGATACCTACCTTGGCACCCCACGCGGCCAACACGCCGATAAGGCTAACCACGAACGTCCGGATGATCGACCGCGCCTTGTGCTGTATCTGCGTCGGCACGAGCTCGTCGAAGTGGTAGGCGTTCTTCCGGTTCGGGTCCGCCAGGCCGCCGTCCCCCTGGGGCAGGCCGCCCGTCTCCACGGTGTGCGCAGCCGCGGCGAACGCCGCTGCCTTCTGCTCGTCCGTCAGCGTCGGCGTGTCTAAGTGCTTGGGTCCCGTAGGCGCCGGAGTCGGCTCGATGGGCGTGGTCACTTATCCCCCTTCTTCACATCTTTCAATGTGTTCTGGATGTCGTTCAGCTTGTTGATCGTCTCCTCAAGCGCGGCGTGACTCGCAGCCGGGTAGCCGAAGCCGTAGCCCGGCACAGTCAGGTCGGTGGCGATCCTGTTCACAGTCGCCGTCATAGACTCCACGGCCTGCGTCAGGTTGGCTGCCACCTCCTTCAGTTCCGCGATGGAATTCTGCGTCGCCTGGGGATAGCCGAAGCCCTGGCTCGGCACCTTGATGTTCTCGTACAGCCAGCTGAGCATGTTGTGCTCGTCAGGTGTCAACTCGTCTCCTCGGGTAGTGTTGTCGTCTTGGTTGCTGTCTTGAATATAACGCTTGACGATGATGATCGTCGCCGAGCCCGTCAGGGACCGGTCCGACAGGGAGTGCAATCTGGGCCCACGGCCCGGACCGCCGTGCCCCCACGTGTACATGCCCCCGGCGTAGAGCTCGACGTGGCTTATCCGCCCAGCGAAGGAGCCCGAATGCCAACCCATGCAAATGATGTCGGCAGGTTTCAGGTCACTGAGGGGCAGATCACGCCAACTCGTCGCCGACGCCACCGTGTACGCGTCCGGGTCCGACGCTATATTGAAACTCCGCTCGCCTATCTCTATGCCCGCACACTGCCTGTAGGCCTGCGCTATCGTAGAGCTACAGTCCCCCCAGCCATAGCGCTCCGGGTCTTTGCGGCGGTAGTCGTTGGTATAACCGAAGTCACCGTCGTGCTTCGCCATCCACGCCACAATGACGTTACGCTGCACATCAGCCTGCGCCATCCGTCTCCTTCCTTTTCGCTAGAAGTGCCTTCACCTCAGTATACGGCACGAAAGCGGCCCTATCAGGGCGTGGGCTGTGCGCCGGGATCTTCCGTCTTCTGAGGAAGTCGTAGCCCTCCCCCGGCTGCAAGCGTACGGGGGCCGTCGTATAGTCGTTCGACAAACGGAACTCCACCCAACTATCCTCCATGTGGCGCACAGCGTATGGGTAGCCGCGCAGGAGCGGGTCGTCGTTCCCGGGCACTGTGCGCCACGCCGCGTCGATCAATGTTTGCAGCGCGTTCAAATGCACGCTGAAATCCTCTATCTCGTCGGAGAACTCGCCCCGCGATATGGCATTCCCGTCATGCGTCGGTATAGGCGGGTTGAATCCGCACAGCGACCGGCACGCCGGGTAGTAGTGCGGTTCGTATACGGAGGGGTTCCGGTTGTCGTAGGGGTGTGCGCCCGCCTCCCGGGCCAAGTAGGCGTCGTAGAAGCCGTACGTCAACCCGTCTAGGCGGTTCGGGTCATAGTCCCGATCGGGTATAGAGCTCTCTTCCATGTCTAGAACCATACCACGCCCTGCGGCGGGTAGCCCGTCGCGTGGAGGGAGAGGGGGTCGTAGTCGATGGGGCGGGTCTGGAGGAAGGGGCGCTTCGGGACGGCATGCCACATCGATGTGAAGCGCACACGGGCGTCCTCCGCGTAGAACGCCGGAATGTGTGGAGGCAGCGGCTTTTCTTCGTCGACGACAGTGGTTAACAGCTGGCTCTCCACGAAGATGTGGAAAATGTTGCGTTGTGGTGTCAGTCGGGCTTTGTTGCCGTCCTCGGAGTTGCGGTTAGCCGGGATAATGTCGTTTTCCAGCTGCGCAGGGATTGTCCCCAGCGGGTATTCGTGGCAGGCTTTGATGAGGACAGAGTACGGGTTGACGGCGCTGTGTTCTGTTGTGTTGTCGCTCTCCGCGTTGTGCGGAGGGAACTTGCGCGGGTCTTCTTGTGCGTTGGACTTCAGGAAGCGCTGCCCGCCCTTGTACGAGGGGTCTTGCTTCGACACCTCCCAGCCGTTGGGCTTGAGGCACAGGGCGTAGAAGCGGAAGTTCGAGTTGGACGTCGGGCTCGGGTCGTAGGGGTGCGTCGGGTCCGGGCTGAAGCACCACAGCAGCCAGCCCACCTCCCACGGGTTCGGCTGGCTGGTGGGGTTGTCTTTGGTAGGCGGGGTGTTGTCCTTGTTGCGCAGTTGCTTCAGTGTGACGATGTTCGCCGACAGGCTGTACACGACCTGGAGGCGATTATGGCGTTGTGGGTCGGGGTCGGAGGACGGCACGGGCACCCGCTCTATCTTGAGCAGGGGTGTGAGGGCCGGAATAGGCGCCGCCAGGGAGGCCGCTGTAGCGCCTAGGGGCTGGTCCGGGTTTGGTTTGGGGGGAGGCGGCGGGGTTAGAAGAAGGGTCGAGTCGTAGGGGGGCGTCGGGTTAGGCGTTATCGTCGCCCCGTTGTAGATCTTCCGTATGCGCACAAGGGGATGCTGCGGAGGCAGTGGGCTCGGTGGAGTTGACATGCCATGATTTTATCTCGTCGTCGTGTCGGCGCACAGCACACTGGATATCATCCAACTGCCCTGTGTGCATGTGCACGAGGTCCGTTAGTGTGCGCGTGTTGGTCTCAATACGGTCTATAGCGTCGCGTAAAGAGCTTCCATGGTTGTTTTCCATGTCTTGTTTGACGCTAAGGACCTTCCTATTGGTCTTAAGCGACGTGTAGAGCGTCGCAATAGCGGTTATAAGGGCGCCTAAGCCTACTGCTGGCGCCCCTAGAAGGTGGTCGAAGACGAGGATTATGTCGTGCACGAGTCCTATTATAGCGATAATACCGGGGTATGATTTCCAGTGTTGAAAAATAGCGATTAATATATGCGGTTGGGTCCCCCCATGCAAATCGACCCACCCCTCCAAAAATTCCAACTTTTCCCACCAAAAACACAAGTAGCCCCTAGGACGTTAGTCCTAGGGGCTACTTCTCTCACCACTCCAACTTGTATTACTTACCCTACCGTAGGGTAACTTATCGCTTCGGCGACGACGCAGACGAACCACGCCGCGTACATGAGCCCAACTATTCCAACCCAGATCTTAGTGATACTGATTCTCAATAGCACCTTCCTCTCCGGGCCGCCGCCTTCGGCGGCGGCCCCAGTCCGTTTCACGTGAAACGTCAGTCGAGCCCGACTTCGCGGAGCGCGTCCCCGAGCATCTCCACGATGACGGCGCCTTCGTCGTCGCCTTCCTCGAAGGCCGGCTTCAGCCTCGCCTCCACGGCGCCGCCTTCGCTCCGGACCACCACGGTGCCGCCTTCGACGTCGAAGGTCCGCACCCTCGAAGGCCCGCCCCAGTGCCTCCGGGCATCCGCTCGGGCGGCTTCGTACAGACCCAGTACCCGGGCCAGGGCCTCCGCCGAAGTCAGCCTCAGGGCTCGGGTGCAGGCCTCCGTCACGGAGGCGCCCGTATCTTCGTAGACGCACCCGAGCCGCTCCGTCACGGCGGCCTCCATCAGCTCCCAGACCGTCTCGGCGTCGACGGGATCGTCAGGGTCCTGCCCCGCGCAGTCGTGCAGCCAAAGCTCCACCCGCTCTTCGTCGGAGAGCCGGTCCCAGAGCCTGCTGGCGGCGTCGGCCTGGATCCCGCTCCACTCGGAGTCAACCTCGAAGGCGGCCTCCGGATCATCGCAGTAGTCCGCCTCGAAAGGCAGTTCTCGGTCTTCGTCCAGGCTCCACCCCGCGTCTACGAGGGCATCAGAGGCGGCGTCCAGGAGATCGGCGTCGGAGACGGCGGTGAGGTAGTGGTTGATCATCAGGGTTTCCTTTCTCTCTGTCTTCCTGATATCTCTAGTCTAGTCGGCCCGGAGGCCGCTGTCAAGCGGCCTCCGGTGTGATGTTGTTAACACCAGTCGAAGAAGCACTGCAGCGGCACCGGAAGGTGCTCCACGAGCTCTTCGGAGGTGGACATAAGCCCGTAGAAGGCGTCCCAGACGGCTTGTGCGAAGTCGAGCCAGGTCATCTCAGGCCTCCCATCCGCGGTTCTGACGGCGACGGCGGCGTCGAGCTCGCTGGCGCTCGCGGTCTGCCCGAAGGCTGGCGACGAAGTCGGGGACTTCGATTTCGGGGATGAAGGTGGTGGTGTGCATCAGGGTTTCCTTTCTCTCTGTTGTCCTGATATCTCTAGTCTATCGGGCGTCGGCGGGGATGTCAAGCCCGTAGTGTATGACCTGTATTACAGTCAGGCCCAGCACCGTCGGCTCGTCTCGGACGCCCGCGTAGGCGTCCCAGCGGCCTAGGTCTTCGCCGCAGCCCCAGCCGGCCAGGAGGCCGGCTGCGACGGAGACGGCGGCCCAGAAGCGCCTCACCAGGCCCACCCGCCTACGTCGTCGCGCACACGGAGCTCGGTGGCGAGGGTTCGGCGGCAGGTCACCTGGCGGACGTCGTAGACGGGGATTGTGACTTCCAGGTGCCGGACGACGGCGTTGGCGGTTTTCCAGGTGTTCATCGGAGGGTTCCTTTCTCTCCTCGTTCCGATGTCTTCATTCTAGTCGGCCTCCGGAGGGGCTGTCAAGCCCCTCCGGAGTGGGGTAGCTCACACTTCCACGCCCCAGTCGGCGACGGCGCTGCGGAGGGTCGGCCAGGCTTCGGTCTCGCCGCACTCGCGGACTCGGACTGCGCCGTCGGCGTAGACGGTCAGGGTGCCGTCGGGGGTATCCGCCTGGACTGCGCCGTCGGGCAGGACGAAGGCGAGGCCTCCGAGCTTCTCGGTGAGCGACTTCGCCAGGGCCTGGCTGTAGGGGTACTTCGCGGTCATCGGACTTCCTTTCTCTCTTCGTTCCGATGGCTCTATCCTCGCACAGCTGGAGGGGCGCTGTCAAGTCGCTGCAGCGTGGTGTGCGTCACACTTCCACGGTTGCTCGGGGGCGCCTTCGGCGCGGCGGACTCCGGGCCCGGCTGCGCACACGGGGGCTCGGGGCCGACGCCGGCGTCGGAGACCCGCCCGAGCAAGTGTGTCCCAGCTCACAAATTGTATTTTTCATGGTTGCTCGAGAGCCCCTCGAGCGTGACGAAGGTCACATTGTGATGTTTCTCACATGGCTGCTCGAGAGCCCCTCAGAGTGTGAGATTGCTCACATGGTCCCTCGAGCTGGGACCTTAGTCCCAATTTCGCGAAAGTGAGACCAAGCTCACATTTTGAGTTCCGGGATTTTCGCAACACCGGCGTTGCGTAATTGCTCGGGGCCGTCTCCGGAGCCGCTGCGCACACCCCGGCTCGGGCCGCCCCTCAGAGCTCGCAGACGGCCCTCTGAGAGCCTGGCGGGCCTTCGCCGGTAGGGTGGCCCCACCCCGGCTCCGAAGGCGCACCAGGGGCCATTCTGGGGCGCGTCTGCGGGCATGGGAAGGCCCCCGCCGGGGCGGGGGCCTTCGGGTCAGTCTTCGAAGTCTTCCAGGACGTCCGCCAGGTCTGCGGTGTAGTAGCCGCCGAGCTCCTCGAAGAAGTCGATTTCGATGTCCATTGGGGTTCCTTTCTCTCTCTTTCCCCTTTGTTGTACCTCCATTCTATCAACCGCCACCCCCCGTGTCAAGCCCCAGCGGTGTGTCCTTCGCCACATTTCTGAGCGCCATACGCCACGGTAACCTACCTCGCAGTAACCTTCACCGACGTAACAGTAAGTTACACCTACGAAGCCGTAACCTACCACCGGGTAACTTACTCGCTGGTAACTTCCGTCAGCGTAACCTACCACGAGGTAACTTACACCTACGTAGCAGTAACTTACGGCTACGTAGGTAAAAGTTGGCATTAAACGTTACAAAGAAGCCCCTTTTTGAATTTCGGGGGCAGATTTCGGGTACAAAGAGGGCCGTTTTTGAATTTCGGGGCTCAAAGATAAAGGAAATTAGAACGGCGGTCGGCGGAACGGACAGTCCCGAGGCGCACACCACACAGCCCCGGGCAGTCGAGCGGCACCCCCTCAGACGCACGAGGTTCGATTCTGAGGCGATTTCAGCCCCCGACCCAAGCGACCCTACCGGGGCGACCCTGAAAACGCCTCAGAGGGCAACCTCGTGATCCTGAGGCGCAACTGGGCCCGCGAGGAGGCGCACACCCCAGGCGCACAGCCCCCCCGCAGCGGAGGCGTGTGAAGGATGTGACAAAACTGAACAGACGCAAAACACGTTGTTCTCAAACGACACCAAATGACAAGAAGTGCGGATTCGGCGAGGTGGGATCCGCTTCTACATGAGGCATACATGCATAGATAACAATAGGGTTATAGGGTAAAATATATAGGATTAAGGAAATTATCTTAATTCTATAGATATACAGATATAATGTGTTAGTAAGTTGTGTGGGGGTGGTGTATTAGGAGTAGGACTCGTCCTTATTTCGACATATAGCGAAAGAACTAATACGTTCAGTCCTGAACGATTGAAAGTTGAACTACTTTTGCCCTTATGATCGAGACACTGTGTCTCAACCCCCGCTTAATCCGCGTGACTCCGCCGATCTATGGGGTGTGCGACGTGTCAGGTGCGCGCGGGCGCGTGATTATAACACAACTCCTCACAACACTACTGTGATCAAATTCACATTCCACGATTTGACTTGAATTCGATCCGTCCCTATGCTAAAAATCGAGTTGAAATCGATCACGAAATGTGAGTCGAAACCGATCGAAAATACATTTTCGAGTGAGAGGAGAAATCGAAATGAATCGGATTACCGTGGCGATCGAGGTCGCCGACGAAAACCTGGATGCGCAAGACCTCCGTGTGCGAGCTGAAATGGAATACGGAGTGGGAATTGTTCTCAATCCCGCATACGCCGACAGACTGGTGCTGGTTGTCCCCGACGGCGAGCGAACCGACGCATTGGAGGCAGCGCTAAGGAACCTCGGGGTGGCTGTCGCCACGCCTTCCTCCCTGTGCGATGTACTGTGCGACCCCGCGGAAGACCCCACTGCCGCCCCCCGGAAGCGCCTGCGGCTCATGTTCCGCGAGTTCAAATCGAACCCGCTGTCGAGCGTGGACCTGCGCGGAAAGGACCCGGCGGACCCCGACAAAAGAGCCCGCAAACTCCGAGCGAAGCGCTTCAAGGAGGCCTTCTACACTTCTCTGGCCGAGTTCATAGCGGCCAACCCCGGGCTGAGCTACAAGGACTACTGGGACGCGGACCGCCGGCCCTACGAAAAGCAGTGGCCGGAGTACAGGGCTGCAGTGAAGATGGCGAAAGACATTAGAGGAAGGGAATAAACAACATGACACGCTATACGATGCCCGCACGCTCGCAGGGCAAACTATATGTACAGCACGCAACGGGCCGCCTCGCCGAAAAAGACGTTCACAGGTGGGTGTTCGCACACAGCATGGACACCGATGTCGAGTTCACTGTGCGCAAGTGGCTCTCTCAACGGCTGGACGGCTTCTACTGCGACGTGCAAGCTGCATACATGCCTCGCTGTTTTCTGGCGACCAACTCCATGACGCACATCGTGCTGCAATATCCGCCGGCTCCGACTGCCCGCGCCGAGAGCGACGAAATCATCCCCGTGGGCTTACAGGGCTCTGGGGCCCGGGCCGCCGTGAAGGGGATAATCAAAGCGACGGGGTTGAACCCACACCTGTCGGTGTGCGGGTGGCCATTCTGCTTGGACGAATTGGACGATGTAACTGCGGAAGGAGGCGCGGCATGACGATCGTGGCCTTTTTCGACATCGCTTTCCTGGCGACACTTCCGGGCCGCACGATAGAACCCGCCGCGATGGACCGCCACGGCACTGTGCGCTCCGGGGGCGTAACGCTGTACGGCCGTAGTCCCTTTGCGCACTCGATATGCGTGCAGCCGCATGAAGACAAGCGGAAGCCCTTCACGGTGGGGATTGTGCGTGTGCGCACAACGCCGCAAAAGGCGACGTTGGAGCTGTGCGATAGGCTTTCCAACCTCTTGATAGAAGTGGATGCGGTTGTGCACAAGACTCACCCCGACGTCGTGTGCGACTTGGGCTACGGGATAGCGCCGGGCACTGTGATCGACGAGGGGGCCGTGCCCCTACCCGACTACTACGTTCTGTGGCCCGGTAAATCCACGACGAACACGGTGTGGACCGCAGTGGAGGACTACACGTGGTTCGAGGCGTTCTCGGAAGAGGGGTGTGCGACGGGCATAGCCTGCACGCCCGCGCCGCATATGCAAAGTGAACGGAAGACGGAAGACGGAAGGAGCGAGAAATGACCGCAATGTACATAGCTCTGGAGGGGCCCGACGGCGTTGGGAAATCGACCGTAGCAGCGGCTCTGAAAGAGCTGCTGCTACGCCGCACACCCCACTCCACTGTGCGCATACGGCACTTCCCCACGGACGTGCTGACCGTGTGTGCACAAAGCGAAAACCACCGCCTGAAGGCGGAGGACTACACGAGGGACATGGAAAATTGGCTCTCCTTCCGACCGGAGCCCGTGCTGTTCCCCGATACCCCGCCCGCCGCAGTGAACGAAGAAAAGCTGTACATTCTGGACAGGTGGGCGCTCAGCACCGCGGTGTACGCCTCTCTGCGAAACGAGAAGATCTCGGAGAACGTAGCGCTCACGCTGAACTGGCTGAACCGCGTTCCGTTGACGACGTTCGTGCTGATGCCCCGCGACTCCTCCAAGCTGACGGACCCGGACTACCCGGACCCCGACGGTTACGACCCCATCCCAGTCGCCGAGGCGTACCGGAAGTTCCTGACGAACGCGTTCGTCGCGGGGGAGCTGTCGAGGTTCATACCGATCGTCGTGGACCGCACAGTCGACACGCCCGATTCCGTGGCCGCGGAGATCGCCGAATGGACCACGGGCTTACAAAAGGGAATGTGACGCACATCACACACGGGGCGCTTGACTGCCGCCCCGTATGCGCCTAAGCTGTAATCGCCACGGCGGGACAACCGCCGACTTGAGAGAAAGGAACACACCATGAGGACAATGCCTACTGTTGAGAACGCAGCCATTTGGTTCAATGCGAAAACCGTTACCCATCATCTTGACGTCGTCGACCGCCAGGCGGCTTCGATCGTCAACACTTGCACAGCCGATGGCTCGACTGTGCGGTTCTACAACGCAGACGGGTTCGAGTTCATGACGTTGAAGTCAGACGACGTGAGCACGCGGTTCGGTTCGCTCTTCGGCGAGAAACTGGTCGGCGCGCGGAAGACGGTCGGCTTTACGCAATCCTGAAAGATGATGATGATGATGATGATGATGATGATGATGATGATGATGATGATGATGATGACCGCACACGCGAGGAGCCCGTTGACTCCTTCCCGTTCGTAGACGTGCAGGTGGGCCCAGGTTGTGAGTTCGGGCGCCGTATCACTGCGGTGGTCGTGGAATACGGACCGGCCGATGTGACGGTAAGCCTGGTAGCGAAGCCGACTACCTGCTTTAAGCACAACAACAACAACAACAACAACAACAACAACAACAACAACAACAACCCGGAGCCCCGCGCTCTGCGCGGGGCTCCGCAGAACGAAAGGAAAGAAGAACATGATAGGAACTGATTACACACCAGGGCTGTTGGCAGAACTGGCTAAGAAACCGAACGTGAGAAGCTTGGAGATTCCGGTGACGCCGAAGGGGCAGTGGGTGTCCTCCTGTACGAAGCGCTACACGGACGATTGGGTTTGTAAGACGACGCTCTTCGACGTCGGCGATGTGGAGTTGGCGTCTGTGACGGCAGAATACGAAGAAGACAGCACGCGGTTTGGTTCGATAATGGACCATGAAGTGGAGAAGGTCACGGTTTCTTCACAGCCCGCGGGGCTGTGCGTGTCTTTCGTAGTCAGCCGGTTGTTCGAAGAAGGCCTGGATAAGGTATCCATCGTCCTCTCTCCCGCCGCTTCGGTGGAGCTCAAGTCCGAGATCGGTGCGGTGTCCGTGATCGAAGAGACGGACACGACGTCGGACGTGATCACGTCGTTCTTCGAAGATGAGACCTCGGATGAGCCGTGGTTGGTCATCGTCGAGCCTTACTGAAAGGGGGATTAACATGCTGTTCTACGATTACGAGAACGCCCTGTGCGCCTATATCCGGAATCGTGGTTTCGTGTGCGTGGACGTGAGCAGTCATCGCTTCGACGAACCCCTGCCCGCGTACGTCGACTTGACGACGTGCGATGAGGTGGCGCCGTACACGAACCCCTATGGGGATGTTCTGCTTGTGCACGACCGCCTTCCGCATGACATGTGCTATAACACGGTGCTGCAGGAGCTGGTGCCGGAAGACTGGTCGAACATGTTCACGGTGGAGGACAACGAGCCGAACCCGTACACGGAGATGTTGCGCGGTGAGGTGAATGCAGACCTGGTTCAGCCCGCACCGGATGGGCCGTGGGTTGAGAGGAAGACCCTTTATCGCAACGTGTGGCTGTCCTATGATAGGGGGAGTCGTACGATTCACGTTCACAAGAAAACCGATAGCGGTGTAGCCACTTGCCTTTTCTACATGAAGAAAGACGAGTTTATTCGTACACATCAGGTGAGGTGCGTCGACTGATGACGCACAAGGACATCGCTCGGGCTATAGCGAACGCTTATGACCCATCTGGTTCAAATGTGTGCTTTTACAAGGCGGATGGCACGTCGGCTGTTAAGGAGGGCGAGGCGCAGTACATGTCCCGTTACAACCCGCTGACTAAGCGGCTGAGGGTGATGCTGTATCCACACCACGAGACTATCGGGTTGTTCTATTTAGGATAGATTGAAAGGAGACGCTGAGTAGCATGGCTTTGAAATTGATTCCGCCCGGTCAGGGTGGTAATCTGAGGGAGTACTACATCCGTTTCGGGGGTTCGATGTACGGCGTGCTGCACGTGGATATCGAAGCGCACACTGTAAACCTGGTCCATCTCAAGGAGCTCGATAACGTTCCGGTTTTCGTAGAACCGCTGGACCCGTACAAGCTACATTGTGTGCGGGTGTTCGACTCGTCTAGTTTCCGCATGGTGTTGTGTTTCTTCGATCGTTTCTATGTGACGGTCGGCGACATGCACGTATTGGAGTTCGACAGTCCACAGGCGTACATGGAGCACATGCACACGTCTTTGTACGATGTGGTGTTGTTTCCACCTGTTGAGGAACGCCAGGAGACGAACCCGTGGCGGACGCTATCCCGGTCGGACGACGTGGGCTCTTTGTGGCTGTGCGATTTCTCCCCCGCGGAGGAAGGCGTCAACCCCGGTCCGGACAGCTGCTCGACCCGGACTCTGTGTAGGCTGCGGAGGGAAGTGGACGGTTCATTGACGCTAAAGCCGGCCCGGAGCTTCGCGATCTGCGAAGCGTGGGAGGAGAATAACTGTTCGACTAGCTCGTGGCGTTTGACGTCTGTTCGAAAACGTACAACGCTGTAACAGACAGTGATGTATTTCACAAGGCGGGGGCTTGACGGCCCCCCGCCCTTTCCGTGTAGGCTGGACGCACACGGCAAAAAGAGAGAGAAAGGAGAATACACTATGGGTTTCAGAGAACCGCAGGACTACGTGGACGCACTGAAACGGCTTGAGGGGTTTCCGTTGATGGGCTTGGAGGTGAGAGACGGCCACTTGTTCTTCAACAGCCTGTCCAGCCACGTGGCGCTTCCCCTGCGCAGGGTGAATGGTTGGGGGTATCGTGTAGTACGCTATGGCTTGAATACGCTTGACGTTCTCATTGATCATGTGAATTACAATGACCATTTCAGGCAGGTCTTGCTCTTCGACGAGAAGAGCGATGTCATAGCACAGGTGGAACTTAAGAACCTCACCCGGAAAGAGTGGCTGCTCGGTGAGCTCTATGGTAAGAGGCTGCACAGTTCGATGAACGTCAACCAATACAAACGATACGTGCGTTTGACGGACGGCGTGTTGTTCACGGGGAAGGACGACGGGCTTACGGGCGTATTCGTGCACTGGACGTCGCTGGATTCACCCGTGGATCATATTATCGACCAGGGTGACAGCATCTACATTATAACGGAGAAGGGCGGAGCGATCGAACTGCTTTTCAAGGATGGGGACGAGACCGATGAGTAAGGACGAGAAGCTGCTCCAGCACGTATTCGACCTGTTCGACCCCATTGTGCGAGACGAGTGGACCGTCGACCGCATTGTCGACGCGGCCAACAGAACGACGTTCTTCTTCGTCAACGGCGCCTCGGTGTACTTGAAGAAGCCTGAGTTCACGGTTGACCACCCGGCGCCTACCGTGCTCATGATGTCCCTCAAACGCATGGCTCGCAGACGGACGGGAGACGGGTCGTACGCGTGGCGGCTGTTCGATATGGAGGGCCGCAAGGTCGTCACGATCGCACTCGCACATCCGACCGACCCGCTTCCCGCATACGTCGCAGCGTTGAAGGAAGCCCTCATCGGGTCTCGCGTGCAGAGCGTGTCGGCCTCGGACGGGGGGTTGTGCTTGCATTTGGACGACGACTACGACGCCGTGACGAGCGGTGCGTTGCGTGTGCGCGTGGACACCGAACGGGTGCCCTTCACGGTGGGCGATGTGTTCGTGAACCGCGGGGGTATTGACTTCACACTGTGCATATGCTCGCAAACAGAAAGTAAACCGATTGTGGCGTTTAAGATCAATCAGGACGCACTAAATGGAAAGGAGCTGTCATTCAATGTTATCTGACAAAGACATTAAAAAACTGGCGAAGCGTACGGGACTGGTGGACCCGCTACGCGACGATTGCCTTCAACCGGCTAGTTACGATGTGCACCTAGGCCCGTACTTCCTCAACACGAAGACAGGTGAGCGGCATGTGGCCTGGGGGGCACGGAGCGAGTTCGTTCTCCCGCCCGGCGAATTGTGGCTTGGCGCTACCTTGGAGAAGTTCGAGCTTCCAGCGAATATCGCCGCACAGGTGGAGGGCCGGTCGAGCTGGGGCCGCCTCGGGCTTATGACGCACATCACTGCCGGCTTCATCGATCCTGGGTTCGTGGGGATGATCACCCTGGAGCTGTACAACGTCAACTCCTCCCCGTTGATCCTTCCGACGGTTTTCGACCTGTTGTTGGATTCGACCGGTGTGGAGCCGATTGCCCAGGTGTCGTTCACGAAACTGTCGTCGAAGGCTAGGGAACCGTACAACACAAAAGGGCACTATCGAAACCCGATCGGTCCTCAACTGTCTCGTCTCAAGGGGCGTGTGAAGAAACAGTAATGGATATCGCTGACATCTGGAGGGGCGAAGAATGGGTCAAGCAGGCGCGCTGCAAGAAGAGCGACATCGGCATGCACCTGTTCTTCGCCCCCTGCGAGGGGGCCGACGTTGAGGACGACCCCTACTATGCGCGGGCCAGGTGGGTGTGTTCGATCTGCCCCGTGCGACTCGAATGCAGGGACTATGCGGACCGCGTGGAGAAAGGGCAGAAGAGGCTGTTCGGCGTGATAGGCGGGGAAGACTCGTTCGAGCGCCGGGCACGGAGAGAAGAGGAGGGCAAGCTGTGAGGCAGTTGCTGTACGGGAAGAAGGGACCGCTGGAGGGCTGGTTCGCCGTCAATTCGGACGACACGCTGGATTATGTGCCGACGTCGAGTGAGGCGATGCACAACTCATATCGGGAGACGGTGGAAGACGCCAAGGGCAAGCCGTTCCGGGCTATCAGCATCGGGTATGCGTCGGAGCGGCAGGTCTTCTACACGTGCAACGGGATTCGATTGATTCTGGTCAAGCAGGACGAACCGCCTTTCAGACCCGGCAAGGCTCCGTCCGGGTATTATTATGACGCGTCGAGACACACGGTGGATCGCTTCTACGACCCTCCTTTCCACGTGAAGGGTGAGGAGTGCCCTGCCGACTCGGTGACGGGCTTGTTGAAGAGCCAGGGTTATGTGTGGTGTCGTCGGATTTACGATGGCGTTGAGCTCTTCTTGACAAAAGATAAGGACGGCAAGGCGGATGTGGACAAGTATTACATCAAGGCGTTCTCGATTGGGTTGAATCTGGATATCCTGGTCCGTTCTATCGATGTATCGTGTGCGAAGTTCGAAGTGGTGCGGGCGTGAACCAGCCGTTGGAACTCACCCCGGCGCAGCTGGAGAAGGTGGAGGCCATCGTCGCACAGCGGGACGGCCTCCACGCCGCTTTGGATGTATCGGACACGGGGACGGGAAAGACCTTGTGCGCGGTGGAGGTGATGAAGCGGCTGAGCCCGACCACGACGTTGATCGTGGGGCCGGCGAAGCCGCAGATCGTCAACGCTTGGAAGGCGACGTTCGCCCGGCAGGGCGTCGAGCTGCCGTTCAAGCGGATCGATTCGAAGCATCTCGGTCATTTCGACGATCTGAAGGGCGGAGTTCCTGGCGTTTACTACGTGGGCCGAGAGTATCTAGGGCTATCCGACTACAACGCGAAGAACGTCGAAAAGGGTAAAGAGAACCTTCTACCTTGGTCGAAGGCGAAGCCGGACTTCGTGGTGTACGACGAGGTGCAATCGGCGTCGAACCGTAAATCCGGACGGGCTAAAGCCATGTGGAATCTGCGGAATGCTGGCTTCAAGCTGGCGATGTCAGCCACGCCGCAAGGCAACCGGTTCGAGGGACTGTGGTCGATCTGCCGCTGGTTGTGGTGGAACGTAGAGGACCCGTCTCGTGTGCCGCTGTCTCACGACAAGAGGGACTGGCTGTACGTGGAGGGGTCGTTTCATCGCTGGAAGGCGCGGTGGTGCATTGTTCAGAACAGTTGGATCCACGACAGGTATGGAAGACTACAGGAGATCGAGACGATCGTCGCCGAGAAGGAACCGGGGGCTTTCCTTCGGTCTTTGCCGTGCGTGGTGGGTTTGCCGGCTGATAGGAAGCCCGTGGACACGCGTATCGTTGAGTGCGAATTGACGCACAAGCAGCGTGAGATATATGACAGCCTGCAGTATGAGTTGATCACGGAGATCGAGGGCGGTTTGCTCGTGGCATCGATCCCATTGGTTAAGCTACTTCGTCTACGCCAGGTGGCGTTGGGCGAGCCGTGCATGGTGTACGACCCTGATATTGACATGGACAGGGTGACGTTCGACTCGGACTGCCGCTCTAGGAAACTTGACATGTTGAACGCGCTGATCGAGAAGTACCACGCACACGACAAAGTGCTGGTGTTCACGTCGAGTCAACGGTTCGCGAATGCTGTTGCACACAGGGTGTGTGCGAAGACAGCTCTGTACACGGGTGCGCAGTCGGCTAAGGCACGTAGTGAGGCGTTTGCGGGGTTCACAGCGGGGGGTGTGCAGGTCTTGCTGTGCACTGTCGGAGCCGCGGCTGAGGGCCTGGACGGGCTGCAGCGCGTGTGTCACGTCGAGGTGTGGTTGGACGAGGACCTGAACGGAATGCTGTGTGAGCAGGCGAAGGGCAGGCTGAACCGGATGGGACAGCCGGCTGAGCGGATCATTCGCTATTACCTCCAAGCCCGGGACACGATGGACGACGGCACGTTCCAGCGTCTCGCACGGCAGGCGGAGAACAATCGTTCAGTTTTGAACAAGTGAGCTATATCACACAGCCCCCGGCTTGCACAGCCGGGGGCTGTGCGTGTACCGTAGCGGTACAAGCTGATTGAGAGAAAGGAACACACCATGACGATCACGGAGTTCATCGAAGACCTTGAGAAAGCCCGCGCCAAGTACGGCGATTTGAAGCTGTTCGTGGCGAGAGGATACCAGTTGTACCCGGCTGAGTCGCTCGACTTGTTCGACTGCCGCGTGGGGTACAACGAGCATTATGATGAGTTCTTCGAGTCGAATAATGCCGGGTTCGGGGCCGAGGAGGCCGTCGTTCTCGGCTAATAGGGAAAGGAGGAATGAAATGGACGACTATATCGAGGAGCAGTTGAAGGATAACTTCATATTGTTCGATAACTTGGACAAGAGGTATGCTTTCATCCCCGCACTTAAGAAGTGGTTGGACGTTAACGGTGCAGAATATTGCTTGGGGTTAGCAGATATTCGTAACCTCATGGACAATGATCTGCTCTACTTCGCACCCGTGCCGTTCATCCAACACGTGTGGGGCCAGCGTGATACGCAGCGTGCCGCATTGGAACCGCACACCACACTGAAATACAAGGACGGGCCGATTATCTTGCACAACACCGGCGACACACCCGCTATTATCGAGTGTAAGCACATCGTCAACTTCGCAATCAACAAAGGCTGGGAGCTTCAACTGGTATGAGGAACGACGAACTACTGTCACTGTTCACGCCGCAGACCCGGCGGGACAAGCAGGTCCGGGTGGGTGCGTCAAACCTGTCCAACCCGTGTGCGCTGTGCCTGGCGGAGGACATCCTTCCGGGTATCAAGGACAAGAGCGGGGTCGAGTTGGTGCCGCGAGAGATGCGGGAGTCCAACTTCGTCATGGGGGCGAGGATCGGAACTGACATCCACCGGGGTTTGGAGTACTGGGCGAAGCGGCTCTTCCCGAAGTGGGAGCTGGAGCAGCGCTTCGAGCTCGGGCTCTACGAGAACTACGGGCTGATCAGGTCCACAGCCGATGCCTACGACCCCGAGGACGGGACGATCGTCGACTACAAGACGACCACCCGCTCTAAGCTGAAGGCCCTCAGCGCAGTGTTTTCGATGCATGGGGACGTACCGGACGTGACGGGTGACAGCGCCAAGGCCAAGTACATCGCCTACGTCGCACAGACCCACCTCTATGCGCTCGGCAAGGAGCGCCGCGACGGCGAGGGGACTGTGCGCAAGATCAAGGTCGTTTTCATTCCGAGGGACGCTTCGCAAGTGTCCGATGTGGAGATCTTCACCCTTGACTACGACCACGAGAAGGCCGAGCAGGTATGGCAGCGCGGGCAGCACATCATCGACGCCCTGTGCGACGGCTTCACGGACTTCCCGTCGTATCCCGGTTGCTACCGTTGTAACGTGCTAGCTGTCAAGAAGACTACGTAGGCGGTGTTATCGTATGAAAGAACAGGACGACATTCTCGAATACGGTTACATATCGGGGCTCATCGACAGCCTCGAAGAGAGGAAGAAGGAACTCGCCGCAGCAATCAAGAAGCGGCTTCAAGTTGGCGAGTCCGGTGTAGCCGGCCCATACATAGTTACGCGAAGGGAGGTTCACCGTTTCGATATATCGAAGGCTGAAAAGGCTCTACCTGGAGATACGCTTCGACGTTGCTATGTTCAAAAGCTGGATCCGAAGAGAGTGAAATCACTGGCTTCGGCAGAGGAATATCTTCAGTGCCTTAAGAGCACAGAGCAGCTTTACATCCGTCAAGAGAAAGGAGAAGACGAATGACAGATTTCGACATTGAATCATTCATCATCAAACCCGACGAACTCAGCAAACCCGAGCAGATCCTCGTCTACTCTGACTACGGACAGGGGAAGACGACGTTCGCAGCCTCCGCTGCTAAGTTCGGTCCCACCTCGCCAGTGCTGTACCTCGACCTCGAAGGCAGCACGACAGGGGTCACACGCGATGTTCCACCGGAAAACATCGACATCGTCAGGCCTAAGAACATGCCGATACCAGAGGGCATGACCAAGGAGGAAGGCTGGATCTACAACACGGACCGCATTCTTGTGGCCTTCCTCACAGGCGAGATGCCCCGTGAGTACAATACGATCGTCATCGATCCGCTCAACGTCTACAATGACTGGTGCGCGGATCACTTCGAGGCCGTCGAGATGGCCAAGCAGAACCCCAACAAGTTCGCCATCTGGACGGAGGCAGCCAAGAAGACCACCGGCTCGAACGGGATCTTCCCTCTTCTGAAGGACGCCGGGGTGCTGTCCATCCTCGTAGTCCACCAGAAGACCGACGACAACGGGGTGGCGGACTTCGCCTGGCGCGGCTCCGGCTCGCGGGCCAAGGTTGGACAGACGCCCGACGTGGTGGTACATTTGTCACTGGACACCGACCGGAAAACCGGCGAGTCGCACACGGAAGCGCAGATGTTCGCGTCCCGGACTATCGGGGCCAAGAACCGCTTCAACCTTCCTCCCTTCGTGGAGGACCTGACCATCGAAAAGCTCTGGAAGCTTTGCGACAACCACTGAGAGAGGAGAACACTATGGTACGCAAACCCGCTTATAAGGCATTCAAACTCGACGACAAGGAACTCAAGTCCGCTCTCGGAGCCGACGGTCACTTCGGGGGCCGCGGAGGAGCCGTCAAGGTTCCGGCGCCCGGGGTCTATCGGGCTATCATCTGCGATGTGGAGAAGGGAGAGTACAAGTCCGCTGCCAATGCAGGGCTACCGCGTCTCGTCGTTGACCTGAAGATCATCGAGGGGCCTGTTGACGACTACGACGGAGCCATCGTCAAAGACTTCAACGTCCCGCTTCAACCGCATTGGAAGAACGGCAAGCTCAATTACAGCTTCCCGAACTTCTGGGAGGCTGTCGGCGCTTACGACCCCGACGAGGGCTTCCTGATCCCCGAAGACGAAACCGAACTGGTCGACCCCGACCAGACGGTCCTCGTCAAAATCGGTAACCGCCACAACGATAGGGGCTACGTCAACGCCACAGTCGAGTCCTACTATGTGGACGACGGCAAGCGGGAGCTTGAACAGCTCGGCGAGCCGCTGAAGCCCAAGGTCGTGCAGGACGCACCCACGGCTAAGGTCCAGCCGGCCAGGGACACGACGAGGAAGTTCAGCATCGGTTAAGAGGAAGGAGTAAGGAACGGCCCCGTTGGGGCCGTTCCTGCTCTATAAGACACCGTCGGTTCGGAAGAGAAAGGAAGAGAAAGGAAGAGAAGATGGAAGCGATAGAATTCCTGGACATGATCTATGGGGACATCGAAGGGTACATCAACATCGTGACGATGGATCCCCTCGATGAGGAGGAGACCGTTAAAAGCAAATTCGTCGAGTGGCCGGAGAAGCGCGACTTCGCCCAGCGCTACCTGTCGATGCGCGAGGATGAGAACACCTACTGCTCGGTCGGCGTCTTCACAGGCAAGAGCCGCTCAGGCGATGACGAAGGGGCTATGTGCAATGTCGTGTGGGCCGAGGCCGATACCTGCCCGCCAAGTGATTTCGAGGTCGAGCCGACTCTTGTTGTGCGCACATCGAGAAGTCGCACGCATTGTTGGTGGGTCCTCGACAAGGCATACTCGCTGGCCGAGTGCTCAGAGGTTGCGAGGTCCATCTATCAGAAGCACCGTGACAAAGGCTGCGATTCCGGCTGGCAGACGTCCAAGCTGCTTCGAGTGCCGGGCTCCGTCAACACGAAGTACGGCGCAGACTACCCTGTGCGCGTGGTGGAGAACATCGGCGCAGTTTACACGTTGGATGAGATTAAGGCGGTCTACCCCGTTGTGCTCCTCGCAGAGGCGAAGAAGGTCGGAGAAGCGCCCCCTATGTGCGATGATGAGCAGCTTCGCGTCATCGAAGATAAGCTCAAGACGCAGTCGCTTCGGTCTATGTATCTCGACGAGATCGAGGACGGGCGTCAGAGTTGGTCTCAGACGGCCAAGAAGTTCCAGATGGATCTATTTCGTTCTACGTTCACCGACAACGAGGTGTACCAGTTGATGCTCCGCGCACACTGCAACAAGTACAACCCCGTCTACGCTGGTCGGAAAACCAAGGAAGGCCACGCTATTCCGAGACGAGATAATTGGGAACAGTGCACGTGGAAAGAGGTCGAGAAATTCAGTAAGGAGTACAAGGACAGCTTCACGCACCTAGACGAGAACGGGATCGCTCTCGGAGACGAAAGCTTCGCCAACGCCATCCGGGAATACCAAACCGGCGAGATACAGCTTCTCACCGACGACGAGGTGGCTTTCATAGAAAGCGACGACAACCCCACATTCGTCAAGGATTACATAGACTACGGTCGTACAGTGACGGACACTGCGGATGCATATCATGCTGCACTGGGTATTGTGACGATGGCTACGACGATCGGAGCCTTCGGGTCCATCAACACGACAGGGGATGACGAGCAGGGGCTTCGCTTCTGGCCGCTTATCCTCGGCCCCTCCGGTACTGCGCACAAGACCACGGCCGTCAACGGAGCTCAGGTGGTCATCGATCTGTGCGGTACCTTGATAGGGCGTGCTAACAGCATCAAAGTGGCAAGCGACTCCACTATCCAAGCTATGAAGCGTGACATCGCTCCGTTTCACAACACACCAACGTACATGGCCCTCGATGAGATCCAAGACAAGTTCCGAGATATCATGGATAACCGCGGGTCATGGAACGGCTTCGACGCCGGCCTGTGCAAGTTGTTCAGCGGCGAAGTCGAGATGACGCGTCGTATCACCACCGAGGGAGTCGACAGGGCCAACGCACACCTAAACGTCATTCTTACGGGCATCTACGACGAGTCGATCGACATCCTAGAAATGAGGAACTTCAAAAACGGTTTCCTTACACGCTTCACATGGGTAACGTACATTGAAGAAGACAACGAGAGTAAAAGCGATGATAAGCCGAAGATCGCTGCCATGTTCAATAGCCGTCGAAAGTTCGGCAACAGCAAAGACCGCGACAGGAAGGCGCAGAAGCTCGCTCATACGCTGGCGGGTCGTGTCAATCAACTGTGCCGTGTGTGCTACAGGACTGACGATGTGCCCGATGTGGAGCAGCGACTTCAGGGACGGGAGCTCGACGTGAACCGCATTCTGCTCGACGTGGACGACGAGGCGCTCGACCGCTACGAGACATGGTGTTTTAACGTGCAGCGCTTCGACATCGTCGAGGACAAGTCGTCGATCTTCGAGTCGGCATTCCGCAGGTTGTGCATCACCGTCCCTCAGGTCGCCGGGCTGTTCAGCCTCATGGACCGGGATGACGGCGTGATTACCAAGACGCACATGCTGAACGCCCTCTACTACGCCAACCACTGGGTGCGGTGTCTGCTTAAGGCGCTCAACGACGTTACGGCCAGCCACTACGTCAAGCAGCAGGAATCGGTCATGACGTTCATCCGCACGCACTGCGACAAGGCGAACCACGCCATCCTGTGCACGAAGGTCCGGGATAAATTCCCCGAGTTGGACGAGTGGACGTACAAGAACATCATCTCTTCGCTGCGAGGCAGGGGTCTTATCTCCGGCCCCGTCGAGCTCGAATACATTCGGGGCAAGGGTAAGAGCAAGAAGTCCAAGGGTTGGTTCTACACGATGGTGGTGGACGAATGAGAACTGTGCGATTCTATCTAACATCCGGCGACATCGAGATGTTCAAGGAGGTGGCCGTGGCTGCCAATCCGGAGCTCGGACCCCTCGACTACGAGTGGTCCGACACCGAGGAAGGCGCCGCTGTCTTCGACCTCGAATCGTGGGACGACTGCGGAATCGACACGGCAGCCCAGTGGTTCGCCGGTGTTGTGCGACGCTATCTACTGGACAACGGAGCGTGGTCGTCGCCGTTCGGCGGAGAATGGTCGAAGATCCTCTTCCTCGACATCGAGTCCCACGGAGTCGAGAAGCGCTGGTCCATGCCGCCGCGTGGGTTCTTCCGCCTCGGTCAATATGCGTGGGGCGAAGGCCCCGTCGTTTTGACGGAGGACTACGACGAAGTCATGGATGCTATCCATAAAGCAGATGGCGTCGTGGTGCACAATGGCCACAACTTCGACTTGTCCGTGCTGTTCGGCAAAGACAGCGACGAACCGCTAAAGATGACGATGAGCCGCAAGGTCATCGACACCATGGTGCTGGCTAATATCGCCTATCCTGCGCCGTCTGTCTACCTGGATAGAGCGGGGCGTCGAGTCGTCACCGACCTCAGCCCCTCGAATGTGCGCAGGTGGTTGTCCCTCGACAACCTCGCACACCACTTGGGGCTGGACGGCAAGGTCATGGACCTGAAAGACCTCGCCAAGCAGTTCAACCCCCCGGGGACGAAGGTCGCCGATCTCGACTTCGGACTGATTCCACTCGACGATCCGACGTTCCGCGAGTATTCCGAGCAGGACGTAGTGGTGCTCAGGGGCATTTTCAAGGAGCTCCTGCTTCGTCATGAGGTCGACGAGTACGATTGGCGCGAGCAGCTGAAGGCCGCCATCAATTCGCAGATGTCGAGGAATGGCTTCCTCATCGACGCCGACAAGGCTTATGACAGGCTCTACGAGTTGGCGGACAGGAAAGAGAAACTGCTCGATTACCTTCACCAGTCGGTGGGCATGCCGCTCGATTCGAAGCAGCCGTGGCGGACTACTAAAGGCAAGCAGTGCGTCCTCGATGCCCTGGCTGCGTTCGGTGTGGACGAGTTCACGCACCCCGAGTGGCCTCGCACACCGACGGGCGCTCTGCAGCTATCCGGCAGCGTCGTACAGGACCTCCTCAGGGGCCACGGAAGCCACGCTGAGGCCTTCGGAAAGGTGCTGGGTGAGCTACTGGGCCAGCGCTCTCTTGCGCAGCTCACAATCGATTGTCTGCAGCCTGACGGCCGTGTGCACCCCGAGGTTGACGACCTCCAGCGATCCGGACGCTCGTCGACGACGAAGCCCGGCCTGACCGTGTGGACGGCTCGCGGCGACAATGCGGTGGAGAAGTCCTATTTCATCCCCGACCCGGGTTGCAAGCTTGTCTCGTTCGACTACTCGAATGCGGATGCGAGGATCGTCGCCGGCTACGCACAGGACCCCGCGTACCTGAAGAACTTCCTGCCCGGCGCCGACCCACATGAGATCACGGGTCGAGCCGTCTGGGGTGACGAAGAGTACGAGGCGCACATGCCAGACGGCTGGGAGACGGATAAGGAGGCGCGCAAACGCAACCCTTACCGACAGAAAGCCAAGGCACTCTCTCACGCTTGGAATTACGGCGGCGGGGCGAAGACGATCTCCAAGGCGTCGGGTCAACCGCTCGACGTGGCGGAGCACTTCGTCGAGAGGATGGCGGAGGCCTATCCTTTGGTTGTGCGATGGCGTCAGGACTGTGCGGATCAGGGGGAGAGCGGCTACATCTACAACGCGTGGGGCCGGCGTATGAGCGTCAACGTCGAGCGGTCGTACACGCAGTCCTCGGCGCTCATGGGGCAGTCTGGGACGAGGGAGATCATGACTGACGCGCTCATCCGGATGCTGAAATGTGACGTTCGTCTCATTCATTGGCTTCGCGCGCAAATCCACGACGAGCTGATTTTCTCGATCCCCGAAACCGAGCTAGAATGGGCGGTGCCGAAAATCGCGGAGCTGATGTCCACAACGTGGAACGGGGTGGAGTTCACTGCCGCACACGGGCAGCCGGCAGACGACTGGGAGCACGCCTCCCACTGATGAAAGGAGAGATTATGACGAAAGCAACGCTGTACACGAAGCCTGGCTGTGTCCAGTGCAAGATGACGAAGAAGGATCTGACGAAGAAAGGCATCCCTTTCGACGAGGTCGATATCACAGAGGACCACGACGCACTATCCTTTGTGCTAGGACTCGGCTATAAGCAAGCCCCGGTTGTGGTGATCGGCCAGACGCATTGGAGCGGGTTCCGCCCCGACATGGCCAGGAAGTTCGTTTGATGAACACGATCGACAGGCAGTATGAGGTTCTTCTCTCAGACGTTCTGAAGCACGGAGTGGAGAAGAAGGATCGCACAGGGGTGGGGACGCTGTCCGTCTTCGGGCGGCAGATTCGTTATGACCTGCGTAACGGATTCCCGCGTATTACGACGAAGTTCGTGCCGATGAAAGCAGTGAAGGGTGAACTGCTGTGGTTCTTATCGGGGGACACGAATATCAAGTGGTTGAAGGATAACGGTATCACTATCTGGGATGAGTGGGCCGATGCGGACGGCAACCTTGGGCCCGTGTATGGGCACCAGTGGCGCTCCTGGCCTGCACCTGACGGAAAAGGCATCGACCAAATCTACGAGGTCGTCGAGAGCTTGAAGGCCGATCCAGACTCCCGCCGGCACATCGTGTCGGCGTGGAACGTCGGCGACTTGGACGCCATGGCTCTTGCGCCGTGCCATGTTCTATTCCAGTTCTATATAGCGGGTGGCCGGCTCTCGTGTCAGCTATACCAACGCAGTGCGGACTTGTTCTTGGGTGTGCCTTTCAATATCGCGTCATACTCCCTGTTGACGCACATGATCGCACAGCAGACAGGCTACGATGTAGGAGAGTTCATTTGGACTGGAGGAGACTGCCACATATACAAGAACCACGTGGTGGCTGTGCGAGAACAAATCACCCGCAACCCCTACCCGTTCCCCGAGCTTAGCCTCAAGAAGGCGCCATCGATATTCGACTATCAAATGAGTGATATATACGCATCGGCAGGGTACAAACACCACCCCGCCATCAAGGCCCCCGTGGCTGTATAGTAGAAGACCCATCGTAGAAAGGACGAGATTTTGACTGTTAACATCGACCCGATCTCCACAGTGGAGGAGTACGTGGAGCAGGCGGATTGGCGCGTCAACGCGAACGCGAACCAGGGCTACTCCGTCGGCGGCCTCATTCTCAACGCCGCCGGCAAGACGATCGCGAACTATTGGCTGTCGAAGGTGTACAGCGAAGAAGAAGGAGCCGCACACAGAAACGGCGACTACCATATCCACGACCTCGACATGCTCGCGGGCTATTGTGCGGGCTGGTCTCTTAGGAGGCTCTTGGAGGAAGGCTTCAACGGCATCGCCGGGGCCATCGCCTCCGATCCTCCGCGTCACTTCAGGTCGGCCTGCGGCCAGATCGTCAACTTCCTCGGCACGCTGCAGAACGAGTGGGCGGGGGCCCAGGCCTTCTCGTCCTTCGACACGTACATGGCGCCGTTCATCCGGCTCGACGGACTGGACTATGCGGAGGTCAAGCAGTCGATGCAAGAGCTCATTTTCAATCTCAACGTTCCAAGCCGTTGGGGCAGCCAGTGCCCTTTCACGAACCTGACGTTCGACTGGACGTGCCCTGAGGATATCAAGGACAACCATCCGCTTATAGGCGGTGAACTGTGCGACTTCACGTACGGGGACCTCCAGGCCGAGATGGACACGATCAACCGCGCCTACATCGAGGTCATGATGGAAGGCGACGCCGACGGCCGCGTCTTCACCTTCCCTATCCCGACCTACAACATGACGAAGGACTTCGACTGGGAGTCGGACAACGCCCGCGCCCTGTTCGATATGACCGCGAAGTACGGCCTGCCCTACTTCCAGAACTTCATCAACTCCGAGCTCG